CGCCAGTGGGTTCTGCCGCATCCACCACACGATCGTGTCCGCGTCGATGTGCAGCCCGAAGTTCTGCGAGGAGGAAGGCAAGATCGCCACGTAGAACTCGGGGCCGAGTGCGAAGTTGACGAGGTCCATTCTGACCGCGCCAATGCTTAGGATGCCGGCGCTATTTCTACTACTCAAAGTTTCAAGATCGAGCATTACATGACTAAACATTTTTAGTAATCTCCTTTTGCAACTTGGAACACGCGCAACCCCTGGGCGCGATACATATCCACGACTTGCTGGCGGTCCTCGAAGACGCCGCCGATCTCCTCACCAGGAAAGTCGTGAATTATTTTATCTAGCAGTTCCGCCTTAACGATATGATCTTCGCGGTGATCTCCTGTTTTGCGCATATACACAGGTGTAAATGCACTGATCTTTTGAGTTATTAACCATGCATATGTTTGCTGCCGAATTTTGTCGCTACGGCCCGTAGCCAGGACAATAGTTTCCTCGCCTGCAATAATGTGAAGTAATTTAATTACTTCAGGTATTGGGCTATCATCCACGCAGGCGGCAAAGAACGCAGGCCAATCTGGAAATGGCCGCCGGATAAAGTGCAGGCGGTGCGTACAGTCGGCGAGCGTGCCGTCAATGTCGAAGATGTATATCATGGGCTTTATCCTTCGCGAGTTGGATCGACAGCTCCCAGAGCAGCTGCGCCGCCCGGTGGTCACGCCAAACGTGGTCGTGGGCGCGGATCAGGATGTACCAACCACATGCTGCTTGGCGTAAATAATTCTTACGCTGAAAAACCTGCTCACAGGTTTCACATTGAGTTGACAAAACACTATCGTAAGTAATCTCGGCCCAATACAAATCCGACATTCGCACGAGAGTCTTCGGAGGTACTTGCTTACCGCAAAGCATTTCCGGCAGCCCACTACCTAATTGCACTGTATCACAATTAATACGATGATAAATATTATGCATCGGTGTTCCCCTTCGCAGGTAGTCGCAGCGCTCTCCGCTCGCGTTGCTTGCGCAAACGGGAATAGCGCTGGTAGATGCGGTTACGCCAACGTACGGACCAGCGTTGCACGTCTGCTGTGCGCAGCAACTCCTGTACGTCTGTTTCGCTGTGCTTCGGCGTACCGTTCTTGTTGGTTTCCCGAAGCCACTTATTTAACTCGGGCCACGTGTAAATTCCGTCTTTCACCTTGTTTCTCCTTTAGAATTCTAAACGCCCGGGAGGAGCAGAAGCTGTCTCCCGGGAGCTTATCCGTACGCAGCTTAGAACTTCTCCGCCCGCGCCGCCTTGCGTGCTCCGATCCGTAACGGCGTCGCTGCGCCGCGCGAACTAGCGGGAAGCGCAATTGCTGGAGCGGTGGGAGTAGCTGCACCGTTCGTGCGTACGGCGCGGGGCTTCGCTGCTGCGGCAGCTACGGCGGCACGGCCACGGGGCGCTGCTGTGGCTGCCCGGGGCGTGGTGGCACGAGCTCGGGGCGTGAGTGCCGTGGCGGTTTCGATTTCCGGGTAGGGGAAGCCGATCGTCTTCTCGACTTCTTCCTGCTTGTTGATAAGCGCTTCGACGACCTCGGCGTTCTCCTTCTTCTTGGGGTCGATAAAGTCCTCCATACGGAAGCGGACCTTAAACTGCGACTTGGCGTCCGGAGCCACAGATATCTCTGTCACGAACAGGAACGGCGGTACACCCGGGTACGCAGCTTCTTGGGCTGTCCAGTAATTTTTCCACTCAATGGTGGAGAAGTACGGCAGTTTCAGGTAGGCAATCTCGGCGTTCTCGATGTCCTCCAGACCGTCTTCCGTGATTAACGCCATGCGGATCACGTCGCCGCACGCCTTACCTTTACCCTGTTCTTTCGAACCGAATTCCTTCAACGGACAACCTTTACAGGCTGGACTAACGGGTTGAGCAATGGCTTCGTGCGGTATCATGGTGTCCGGATTGGTGCCGAAGGCGTAGCAGTCGGGCGCTGCCGGACTACCTTCTACAAAGGGCTTCGAGTAGTACTGGTTCTCCAACACATAGTCCACGATCACCACCCGCATGCGGTTGCCTTCGACGGCAGCTTTTTGGTAGCTGAGAATGCCGGACTTCAGCGACAGGAAGTTTCCTCCGCCGCCCACCTTGGCTACGGTTTTAGTGGCGCGGGCTGCGATTTCAGCCAATTTCGCGTCATACTTAGTCAGTGCTGTTGTTGTAGTTTTCGCCATTTTCGTTTACACCATTTCTTGTTTCAGATTTTTACTGCTTGGTAATCTTCTTCATCAGCGTGCTGATCTCCGTCCCGTCCTCTACGTCATCGTCCTCGTGCGATTCCTTCAGTGAGAACTGCGCGTACACCGCGTACCCGTCGTCCGTGATCGCCCGCACGCGGATTTTCTGGCCCAGTTCGCCGCAGCTCATCTCCACGATAGCGACAATACGCTTTTCTACCTCGTGCAGCGCTGCGCAGGCCCGCTCGTGTTCCCGCGCCGCCGTCCGCATTTCCTTCCAGAGCTCGGCTTCGATCTTCGTTACCCGCGTCGTTGACATCGTCTAGTCCGGCACCTTCATCCTTCCCGGGTTCGCGTCGCGCCACTGCGCAAACCTCGTGTGTACGGCCCTTACGCGCCCCATGTTCTTCGCGCCCATGGCCTGGCCTAACTTCAGGTATTCGTGCAGCACGTCCATCGCCAGTCGGTCCTGCGCCCGCAAGACAAACACAGGTTCGCCTTCTAGCAGGTAAGTGCCCATCTCGCTCAGCAGCGTACAATCCAGTTTTCGCATTTTCAGAGTGCCTCCCGTTCGGCATAGCTTGACTAAGTTTTTAACCCTACCTTTCGGCAGGCCTCCTGTGAGGTTTAGCTTCAGCTATGCCGGACGCGGGGCGCTCCCTCCCCGCGCGTCTGCTTTCATCTACTCGTCCTCGTCTTCCGGTCCATGTTTGTTCATCGCGGGTCGCCTCCTTTCCTGATGCGCTCCTCGAAGCACTTCGGGCACCACGACTCTTGCCGCACGGGCTTGCGCTTGGAGGTCACCCAGACCTCGTGTCCGCACTCCAGGTCCAGGCACCAGCGCCGGGGGTTCAGCGGCGACTGCGTGGCGCGGAGGACCTTCACGGCGCTTCCCTGTACTTTTCGATGAAGTAGTCGATGTAGTCCGCCACGGCCTGCGCGTACTCAGGCGAGCCCGTTTCCGTGAGGCAGTAGCGTTGTAAGATCGCCTGACTAGTCCATTGTGTGGTGTAAAACAGCTCGCACTCCTGCGCGGGGGTGAGCTCCAGGACCACTTCCCCACTCATGCCCTGGCCCGACAGGATTTCTGCCCATCCTGAGATGCAGCCGATGGTGCCGCATTCGGGAAATGTAGACCCGCAAAGAATTTCGCCGGGCTCGCCTTGCAGCAGCCATTCACCCATGTCGAGGCGACGCGGCTCGGCAAGGATGTGCTGTTTAACTTTCAGTAGCAACTCAACATTCATAATATTATCTCCACTAAAGTTTTGTGCACGATACCACGATCGCGGTAAAGTGCCCCACGCCCGGCACGTCCTGTCGGGCCTCCCAGCGCTCCTTAATAGCGGAGTCGGTTAGCCTCCTTTGCAGCAACTCGAACTCCCCGCTCTTTTTGATGTGCTTGTACAGGGCGTTCCAGTCCTGCACCTGCGGAATGATCTTCGTCCTCAGCTGCACGCGGGCCGTCTGTCCGGCTACGCCCGACGCTTGCGACTTGGGCAGGTGGGCGATAAAGTGCTCGTTTAGCCCCGTCTCGACCTCCTTTAGCGCCTCCACGCACTTCTGCACCGCCAGCCGCCAATCCTCCACGGCGTAGCGCAGGTCCGCCTTCCCGGCGTCGGTCTTGGGCGTCTTCTTGGCGAGGCCGTCGACCTCCTTCTTCAGCTGCGCGGTCAGCGTTTCGATCTTTGGGGGTTTCACTAATATTCCTTAGGTAAAATAGACTCGGGATCAAACTCCGTCCATGCTGTGCAATCTATCGCTTTAGCGTGTACTAGGTAACTATGGTTTATATTGCGACAAAGACCCCAAGCTTTCTTCTCTGTCTTTGCATTGCAAGTGCAATGCAAGCCGTTGTTGTGGATATCGCACATTATCGTATGCGGGCAGCGCGTCTTTTCCCACAGCGCCATCGTTTTTACCATCAGCGCTGCCGTCTCCCACGCCTCCCTTGCTTGCTGTGTGTAAGTGTCTAACTCCTTCGCCACAACAGGATTACCAATCGAGCTTTGCACTTCGATCAGCTTTTTGTAATTGTAGTATAGATGTTTCAACAATTCCTCGTTGTTCATTTCGCGCCCTCCCTTCGCAGCACCGTGTCCGGCGGTGGGGAAGTTACGGCGAACCCGAGCGGGTGCCCGTCGAGGCACCATCGCGCGAGCTCCCCGGCGTCGTGTGCGGCCAGCGCCTTTTTCAGCTCCGGTATGTGAAGGCTTTCGTCGCCACTGCCGGGATTACAGCGCGAAAATAAAACCGATTCGGTTACCGAGCCGTACACGACGAGTGACGGGGACAGTTTCAGCTTTGGCTTCTCCTGCGCTGCTCGCCAAATTATCGGCATCCCCACTGTGCTTCCAGACCGCCACAACCCAATTGGCGGCGGGGAGCTCTCCTGTGCCAGCGCGATTGGATGTTGTTCGCGGAGAGCAAAGGTTATTAGGCAAATGGAAACAAAAATCCCAGCGATCCAATAGTCTTTCATCTTTTCGGTCTCCTTCCGTCGAACTCGAACTCGACGCGCTCCGCCAGCTGCCTTACGTAGCCAAGCAGCTCGCGAAACGTATCGGCCATTAAAGCTAAATCACCTGCCAATTCCGGGTCCATTGTAGGATGCTCGCAGCGGCGAATGACATGGTTAATGACAGTTTTGTGGTTCTCCTGAAGCCGCTCGATTTCCCTCGCAATCATGAGTGGTTTAAGCATCTCTAATCCCTTTCCGACAGGTATCCGCCATGATGCCGCAGCTGGACCTTTTCCAGCGTCTCGCGCGGTATGGCGTGAATATTGTGCAGCGCGTGCAGAACGCCGTACAGCACGTCGCGCTGCCCGTTTCCGTACGGCGTCTTAACGGACTCCGCGTCGAGCCCCTTAATCCGCTCGGCCAGCTGCTCGCCATAGTGCCGAACTTCGTCAAGTACCTTGTCGTTTTCCATCGCGCTCGCTCCTCTTACCTCGGTAGTTTCTGGAGAATCGTCAGCAGCAGAATGAAGTTTACGAGCGTCACTCCGCCGATGACGCCCAAAATAGCTCGATCTACGTGGTTCATGTTAAAAACTCCAGTGTAGTCATTGGAGCTTACCCATCAATATCCTGTCTCTCCCCGCGCCGCCGCAGATCCTCCTCATGCCGCTTTGCGATTGCTGGGTTGCGCGAGAACACGAAGTACGGCGCTTTGGGATCAGCGAACTCGCTTACGTCGTCATGCCCAAACTGCTCGATGTCCCTGCACCGCGTCGTGACCGCCATGCGCGGATAGGTTGCGGCCTTAGACTCGATTACGCCATAGAGTACGAGCGAGGCCAGCCGCGCCAGCCAGACTTTATCCCCGCGCGTCAGTGGGCGCTCCTCTAGTAGGGTCGCATCAATCGCAGCCCGCAGGCTACTAAGCGAAGGCTCTTCTTCCGGAGGCGGCGGCGCTACATATTCGTGGTGCCCGCTGCGCCGCCTATCCTTGTGGACGCGGTTATTGATACTGCGCCCGCAGCACGGGAACGCGCAGCCGTAAGCGGCGGTCATGCCAGTGCCTCCAGCGCGGCGGCGATCGCCGAGCTCAGCAGGGGGTTGCCCGCCGAGTCCAGCGCGACCGGCAGGTACTGCCAATCGCAGGGGCCGTGGCAGATCAGCAGGTCGGCGGGGACGTTCTTCTGCGCGGGGAGCAGAACGGCCCTGCCGCTCGCGAGTGCGTTTTGTAGGGGACAAGCCAACTTATCGTTTTCCACGGCGCACCACCTTCTTTTTCTTGGCTACCGCAGCACGGCGGCGCTTCGGCTTGCGCTCGGAAGCCTCTTCTCGTCCACAAACGCAAGAACCGTAGCACCAGGGGCAATCCGGCAAGTAGCCTTCCGCCGCCTCTACCGCCGCCTTCTTGCGCTGCGCTTCGGCCAAGCTGGCCTTTAGCAGAGGCACCAGCGAGTACGCCCGCTCTGGCAACTGAGCTTCCAGCGTAAGCCTGCCGACTAGGACCTTATAGGGTCCCCACCCGCCCCGGTTCCACTCCTCTGTAGCCTCCAGGGCCTCGTCAATCACGGCCTGTTTATTCTCCCCGGTGAAGCAGGCCCAGTCGCCCTTCGGGCGGCGCGAAGGCGTTCCGTTTCTACTTACTACCACGGCTACGTACAGCATTTTACCTTCTTTCTTTTCATTTACAACTGTTATTTTATGGCGAATACGAAATTGTGCTTTTCCAAATCCTTCACCAGGATGACTTCGACGTTTCTGACTTGAGTACGTTCCGCTGCGATACCGTTACCCATTACGAACGCGTCAGGCACAACTTCAATCGTTTCTTGACGAGTCCGCAAAAGTCTGCCGTAACCGGACGTCTCCTCCCAATATTGATAGGTCACGATGGCATGGTTGGCGTTGGGAACGTCGTGGACACGCACTGCTACCGCGAATTGCCCACCTTCCGCGAATGTTTGCACATTGACCTTACCTTCATTTAAAGATTCCGAAAGTGCCACAACCGCGAGAAGTGTCATTACAGCCAATATTTTCATTTTTACTTTCCTCCCTTGATTTCTGTTGGCAGCAGTATGCGCCCGTCCGCCAGGCGGCAGGGCAGGTTTACGGCTCCGGTGCGGGGGTCGGTCTGGCAAAGTGGCAACGGTCGACGTGCGCCGGGCTTACCGGGCGGGGGTACCGGGGCGGCGCGTTGTACGTTAATCTGCGTGCAAACGGGCGCTGCCGGAGCAGCGGCAGCGACCACTGAGCGCTGCGACCCAGCGTAGTACCCTAGGCCCATGCCGCTTAAGACCAGGCCCGCGAAGATCAGGAACCAGAACACGTCTTCTTTGCGCATCGCTAAAATCTCCAACTTAACCGAACAGTTAAGCGTAACCTATCGCTTACGAAAAAGCTAGCTTTATTTTTCGGTCCTCCGCCCCGTCCCCCCACACTCCTTGCAGTCTACGTACCCCCGCGCCTTAAGCTGCCACAGTTCACCCTTGCCCAGACAGCGCCTACAGTTGTACCCGTCGGCCTCCAGTTGCGCGTCGTACTGTCGGCGTCGGGCGGGGTCTTTTAGCACACCCCACGCCAGCGTGACCTCTGTAAACTCCGGCGCAAAGTTGCCCATGTTGTGCATATCGCTAGCGATTGCGATATAGACACCGTGAATCCGCTCCGCGTCCGCCCCGGGCGGAAGCCGGAAGAGTGTATAAAGCGTCGGCGGTGGGGGTTGCTTTTTGGGAATGCCAACCATATTTAGTGATGACTCGTATCGATCGCCACGCCCGGCACGGGCTCCATTGTTATCTTTATGCCCCGAAACAAGAACGAAAAAGGTCTAAACGCGTCGGAGTCCTTCTTGTCCGCAATACTCTCAATAAAAAGCTGAAGCCCGAAGGCGTTCAGGCCCGCGTCGACGAGCTGCTGCATTTCTAAAACGGGAATCTCATCGTTACTAATATCTTTAGTCATTTCACCCCCATCTTGCGTTTTACCTCGGCCAACGCCTTAGCGTCCGCCGCGCGGTCCTCGGCGTAACCTTTAGCTACCTGGACTAGACTGTACCCGATAATCTCGCGCGGCTTGCGCACGGCCCACAGCCGCTGTGCGCCGTTAAAGGTTTTAACGGGTTGACCGAAGTTAACCTGGGGGAATTTCTGTCGAAGCAGTTCGCGCATTAGACCGTTCTTTGTCAATCGAGAGCGATGTTCGGAATGGTTGGCTGTCTCTCCGGTATACAGCTGGTACAACTCCCCGGTGGTAAACCAGCGATGCTTAATGGGCGCGGCGGAGGGAGATGTGCGTAGCACGGCGTCGGGCTCTTCTTTTAGCATAGCGACCCAGCTGGCTAGGTCCGAGCGTCCGGCGGCGACCATATTCATTTTAGCTAACGTAGTGGGCGCGTGGGCGGCGGGGTTAAAGCCTTCCAGACTTACATTTCTAAGATGGTACAGCAGAGCGCCAACGGCGGAGGACTTGTACCACGCGTCATATTCGCGGTAGAACTCATCGGGTAGGGGCGTGTCGGCAGCGACTTCGTGAATAAAATAGCGTCGATCGTTGTCGTCGATGAAGAAGCTGTCGGGATGGTTACTGGTAAAATAATAGTTAATGCAGTCGGGGACGGTGTAGGTGGGAATGAACTTGGCGTTGATGCGGATAACGTTACGGGTAATTACCGACTTCATGCGGTCGGCAGTGGTACGCTTTTCGTCGCCCGTTATCTCGTCGCCCATTACGAATTGCTTGTTCTCGGCCCATTCGTTAAAGCTGCCGGTTAGGTCTGCGGATTCTATCTCGGAGAAGTTGCGCCCGTACAGCCGACCTAGTGTGTGGCCTATCAGCGTTTTGCCCGTTCCCTGCGTTACCCCCCACACCACTACCGCCGTAAACATCTTAGCCCCGGGGTTCTGTATTGGGTAGGCCAGCCATTGCTCGAACCAGCGTCGATGGGCAGGTAGCGTGCCAGTAAAGATATAGTCCAGCAGCCGTGTCCACAGGTGTAGGTCGCCTTTGTGTATGTCTGTATCTGCGATACCCCACCCAGGCCACAGATTTAATTGTCGGTTACCAGTAACCGTAGGATGGCCAGGCTTATAGGTAGTCTCTTGCACTTCCCCGCGCTGGGGCCAGTCGATCCAGGGCTTAGCGGCGGGCTTCTTAACTACCTTGGCGTTGCCTTTAGTATCAATTACAGTCTCTTCCAGTAGTATGTTGGCGCCGAGAGCGTGGATAAAGGAATTGGATGTAGTGCGCTTTAGGGTTTCGTACTCGAGCACCATTTGTGGATGGCGAATAAAAACGTAACGCTCGTTCAGCTCGTGTAGGGCGCGGGAGCGATCGAAAGGTTCTTTAGCGGCGGTGGCCAACAGGTCGGCGAACTCCTCCGGACCTTTTGCTAATAGATAGTCGTCAATGCCGGTCTTCTTACCCGGCACGAGGCAGGGGATACGTACAATAACGATGTAAGCTCCGCGCTCTAAGAGCTCGCGAGCCAGGGCATTTTCGGCGCGTATAATGTTAACGTTAGAGCGGGCGTCGCTGTCGTAGGCAATATACGCAGTTGCACCCTTCCAGTCGATTTGATCCAAGTCGGTACAGAGCGAGTCCGTAGCAGCCTTAAAGTTCCACACGCCTCCCAGCCCCAGGCAGCAATATCCGGCTTTGCACGCAGCGTTGGCTTTATTCTCCCCTTCCGTAAGAATTACTGCTCGCTCGGCACCGGGCGCTCCTAGCGCAGCGGGCCAATCCAGAAAAGGGGAGAAGTAGACGCGCGGACTTTTCCCAGCGGGCTGAGTGTATCGAATCTGCTTCTTCGGATCGACGATGGCCGCGAAGCCGTTTAAGGATAACGTCCGGAAGCGGAAGAAATCAATGGGGCGACCCTTAAGGTCGAAGTAGGGAATGGAAAACCCAGCAGCGGGGACGGAAATACCGGGTGGGGGTGTAATAGAGGGTAAGAATCCGAGGCGGTCGGCGTCACGGGGGGTAAGGGTGCTTTCCGCGATTTTTAGGTGCATTAGCTTACGGACTGCGGGAAGCGAGAGCATTCGTACTTATTACCACGCTTTCTTTTGGTGGAGGGCTTAGATTTGTTCTGCGGACGTAGAAATAGGAACAACGGTAAGATTTCTTGTCATGGCCTCGTTGTGCCGTTTTCGACGCTGCCGTTGGTATACAGCAGTGGGTGTAACCGAGGGTTTTTTAGGCGCGGTGTACTTAAAATACGCCATTAAAATCATACGTAATACGGCAGAGCGGGAGCGTAGCGCGGAGGCGTCGCACTCAGCTTTGTCGAATTCAGCCTTAGCTTTAAGAAAGGCGTCGAGCTTCCGTTTTTCGACGGGCGGTAAACCAGCCGGAATTACTGTTCGAGTCTTGAAGGGCCAGACGGGGGGTTCACCACCTTTTATAAGGGCATCGATCTTTCGCATTATTTCTTCTGGTACGTCAGTTGATACTACCATGTAATCTCCTGGGAGCGCTTTTTTCTCGGGTTCGAGCTAGGGAGGTAGGTATACGCGGGTTTTATAAAAAAGTAAAGGCTTATTTTTCTAGTTCCGCGGACTCGATAAAATACTAGGTAACTTATCTGTTGAGTGCTTTACATATCGATAAAGACTTGAGTTCGTATTTCTACAAGTTACGCGGTTACGGTTACGCGGACTAAAACCTATACTCTATGGACTACTACCGAATATTATAATTTTAAAGGGGTACATAGGACAATATAGGTTTGGAAGGACGTAACCGTAACTGCGTAACCTGTTGTGTTGTAATAGGATTTGCTAACCATCTATTTTATCGATCCAAACACGTTTTTCGCTTTCATTCAGACACGGTTACGCACTTTTCCCCTATCATCGCCCGCCGAGCAGGCCTCGCGTAACTTGCGTAACCGATGTGGTCTAAAACAATGTCGTAAAAAAGGCGTTTACTTTTAGATTTTTCTACCGTAGAGTTCTATCCAACGTACCCGAACGGCTGGTTAGTTGTGGCTGGTTGAACGAGCAGTTCGGTGGGTGTGTGAGAGCGCCCACCGGACACTCCCCCGCGTAGATGTATGTTTAGCTGAGTAGCTTTAACTTTGTTAGCTAACACTACAACTGGCGGAACAGGATTCCGCGCTAGAGGCGTAAGTCTCGCACCCGGTACTCAATCCAAGAGTGGCCCTGAACAGCCCCAAATTCGCCGTCGTTCGCGCATACCCGTATTCTTACCCGGGCTCCTCCCTACAGTCCACCGGGCCGCTCCAGTCTTTGCAGGTAGGCTCGTAGCCGACCGGGCGGCTACCCCCCTCGACCTTTTAGACCTTCGACGCGGCATCGTGCTGGTCGCCGTCGAAACGTGGGCTTCGGTAAAGCAGCGTTATCGCGCCGCCGACGCTGTAGTAGCTACCGCCGACCGCCGAGCTGCCGAAGCCCACGTGTTACTACCGCCACGCGAACCTATGAATTTAGATCTCTCGTATCCGGCTCGCTATCAGGAGTCGAACGGCGACGTGTTACGGCGTACGCTTTGGAACTCCCATCGAGTAGTGTTGCCAGTATGACTCCGAAGTATTACCTAATTGCTTTTGTTTTACTGGCGCTGTTCGCTGCTTACTACGGACGGCGGCGCTTTTAGCTATGCCGGCGAAGAAACGCAAACCGCGTAAGGTGCTGGCACTAGAGACGGCAGTCTCACGCGATGGTAGTACTCGTAAGCGGGTTCCTCGTGAGCGTCACGAAGAAGTAATCGCTACGCCCCACGGGCTCCGCACGCGACGTATTGCGAAGCCGCCGAATCCTCTATTTAAGAAGAACCCGGAAAACGATCTTACCCCTCGACAGGAAGCTTTTGCAGCTACGGTAGTTCCTCGTATGATTGCCGGCGAAAAAGGAGCTATCGGTAAGACGGCACGAGACGCAGGCTATGTAGGCGCAACTGCTGGGTCGCAATTACTGCGGCACCCCGCTGTGTTGCGTGCTATTGACGAACAGCTTAACGAGCAGTTGGAAAAGGTTGATGCTGAGACGGCGTGGCTGCTGCAACGGCTGGGTGCCATTATTGACTTCGATCCGCGTAAGGTAGGTAAGGACATTAATGCGCTTGACGATGAAACGGCACTAGCTTTGGCGCATATAGAAGTTGAAGAAGAGTATGGTTTGGCGTTGGGAGTAAAAGAAGAAGGTGAAGTTGACTCGGCTAGCTCGGCGGCTTCCGGGCAGGTGCGTAAGTATAAGCCCTATGATAAGCTCGCAGCCATTCGTCTCTACCTAGAGTTTAAGAAGCTGGTGGGTAATGGTCGCTTAGAGGTCAGCGGGCCGGGCGGGAAACCGTTGACGATGACGGTAGAAGGTATCGACGATCAGATTATGAGTGTACTGGCTAAGATTGCCGCTCGGCGGCAGCGGGAGTTGATGGATTGAAAGATACGCCACAGTTAACATTTGAAGAGTTAATGAAAGAAGAGGAGACTTGGTTATCTCCGCAGTGTTTCTTTTCTGGACCACATGCTGATTGCAGTAATCCGAGCAAGTGTAATTGTGTTTGTCATCGAAAGGCGCTTGCTAATTAGATGAGTACACAACTCTCCACGCTCGACCTGCACGCTCTAATCGCCACGGCTCGCCCGTGGGAAGTGGCCGAGATTGCGCGGCTCGTGGAGCAGCGTGAGTCGTTGCGTATTGTTAGTGATATGGAACAAGACCTATCGCTATTCTTTAGGGAAGCGTGGAAGTTCTACAACCCCGGACGAGAGCTTACTTGGTCGTGGCATTATGACTTACTTTGTGAGCATCTTATGCAGGTGCGGCAGCGGAAGTGCCGTCGGCTTATCATTAATGTCCCCCCGCGCACGGCTAAGTCTACATTGGGCGTAATGTCGTTTCCGTGTTGGGTTTGGACCACCGATCCGAAGCACGAGTTTCTGTGTGGGAGCCACAGTCTTGCGCTTAGTACGGACCACAGTGTAGCGCGGCGCAACCTGTTAATGAGCGATTGGTATCGGGCGCTCTGGGGTAATCGGTTCTCGCTTAGTGCTGATCGCAACCTTACTACACAGTTCGATAACGACAAGCGCGGGCGTATGATTGCCACCAGTACCGGGTCGGGCGCGGAAGGTAAAGGCGGTGATACGGCGATTCTCGACGATCCGATGTCTTCGGAGATGTCGCTTTCGGACGTCGAGCGTTTGTCGGCGAATCGTTGGGTTAACCACACACTTAAGCAGCGACTTAATAACCCCGCTACGGCATCGATCATTATCATTATGCAGCGTCTGCACGAGCTCGACACTACGGGCTTCGTTACGGAAGAAGAGAAAGGTCTGTGGAAGAAGATCGAAATTCCGCTTATCGCGGAGAAGGATGAACGTTGGGAGTTTCCTATATCGAAGCGTGTAGTAACGCGCAAAAAGGGCGACGTGCTGCAACCTGACCGTTTCCCGCCCGAGATTGTAGAGGAGAAAAAGCGTAACCGCTTGGTCTTCTCCGGTCAGTATCAGCAGCGCCCGGCTCCGCTGGAAGGCAATTTGATTAAGCGTGCTGACGTTATGTACTACGGCGGACGCGATCCGCTTACTGGGGCGTTGGACGAAGCGTTGCCTGATGCTAAACATGGTGAGTTTTTCGACCGTGTTATTGTATCGGTCGACTGTTCGTTTAAAGACCTTAAGACCTCGGACTACGTGGCTATGGGTGCTATAGGGACGCGCGGGCGGAAGCGTTTTGTGTTGGAGGTAATTAACGAGCATCTCGATGTTACGGGTACGGAGTTAGCAATACGCCGTATGAAGGAGAAGTGGCAGGCTACGGCAGTAATCGTAGAGGACAAGGCTAACGGCCCGGCTGTAATTTCTAAGCTTCAACAGGATCTTACCGGTATCATAGCTATTGAGCCGCAAGGCGGAAAGATAGCACGTATGTTTGCGGCAGCGCCGGAGTGGCAAGCGCACGATTGGTACGTAGATCGTACGGCGGCGTGGACGGAGCCCTTTATCGCGCAGATTACACAGTTCCCCACGGCGGCGTTTGATGATATGGTCGATATGATGACGCAGGCGGCAATCTATCTCGGAGCAGGAATAGCGGCTTTGGAGATGTGGGCGAAGCTGGGGCAATAATGGATCGTCCTACGTTTGTCATCACAGCCATCCGTACTAACGATCCGGGCGCAGGGCACGGGGCTGACTACCACGTGCGCATTAACCTCAATGATATGCGTCTCGACGAGTTCGACATACTGCATGTCGACCCGAACGTGAGTTGGACGGAGTTGGTGCGGAAGATCGGGGAAATCGCTGCGGAAAGGTAGTGTTGCGCTCGTGGTTATGTTCTTCGTGGTTTGCATTTTGTACGAAAAGCGGAAAGGTAGACTGTAATGCGAAAACTGTTTCTTCTCGTGTTCTTGGCGCTGTTTAATTTCGTAGCGCACGCGCAAACTTCGTTTACTAACGGAGTCGCCGTGTGCTCCTACAACTTGACTTTCCACTCTCGCTATTGTTCGAGTGCGCCGCTGTTCGAAAAAGGTGTGCAAGTGGGATGGATTGGCTTCTGGTTTACGCTCCAGCCGGATAACAGCTTTAAGGCCGGGGAAGTGCTGATCACCCGCGCCGATGGCGGGACGGTAACCTATAAGGACTTCGCCGGAAAATTCTCGGGAACCTTTACGGGTACAAACATGTACGGTGTGCTAACGGGTTCGTTTAACAGCGGGGGTAGCAATGCCAGCGAGACCATGGATACGCAAAGGGGAAACTGTTACAAGGGCACCTGCGTTCAACGCCAACGCATCAGTTCCGGCAGTGGTGTGGAGTAGCACCCGATGCCCGAAGTTCTAAAACTCGAGCACGATGTGAATGGTGTAATCGCCGAGTATTTGCGTGGCGCGTATGGCGCGGAGCGGGGCGATCTGTTCCAAATGATCCACCAGGAGCTACTCACCAGCCGGGCGGCTAAAGCGCTGCTCTCAGAGGCGGCGCAGGAGGCTGTGCACCAGGGGTACGATCCCGTAAACGTGCTCGCGCTCGGCATGAACTATGGGGTCGTGATAGGCATTTTCCTTGAACGTGAGCGTGCAGCTCGAAAAAGGAGAGTAACCATATGAGTTTCGCAACGCAACCCAAGACTACGCTCGCAGCTGTTAACGACGCGCAACGCAAATTCCACGGGCAGCCTACCGTTACGCGGGACGCCGAAAAATATTCACAAAGCGCAGAGGCGAAAGCTGCTTACGGAAAAGAGGCCGAACAGATTGGCTCTTTAGCAGCTACTTTAGCAAAACGTGGCAATGCTCCGAACGCTGCTGGTAGCAAAGCGCGAATGGCCGCGACGTTGGGCAAGAAAGCGCTCGGGCAGGATGCGCGGGCCGGCAACACAGGAGCTAATAAACAAGAGGCTGAACGGGTTGGAGCTAAGGCTAAACAAGCCGCCAGCGAAGGTGCTGCCAGCGTGGCTGGGCAGTACGCACGCACGGCGGCACGGTACGGAAAGAAGGCGCTCGGGCAGGACGTCCGCCACCCCAAGGCCGGCAATTCGCAGGAGTTGCAGCGCGGTGGGCAGACGGTGTCACAACATGACGAAAAGGATAGCACACCGCAACAAAGGGCGCAACGTAAACTTGCTAATAGTGAGAAATTTCCGAATGCTGGAGAAGCACATGGTGAGCGGGTTTTAACTCGTGTTATGCAGAAAACGGGAGAGCCAACAGGCGCATCTGGAGTGAATAAGGCTGTGAAGGCGTTGGGTTCTCGTATGCAGCAAGCACACACAGGTAAGTCGGTCGGAAAGGTTAGTCCTAAAATTCACAAACACGCTGCTGCTATTGTCAAAGAAAATTTAGGCGACGCTGGCTACATCTCCGCCACCGACAAGAGCATACACGACGTAAACGAGGCGAACGAGAAGTTCTACGGCGGCAATCACAAGGGCATGGCACAGGATGCATCGACGCAAGCGCGGGATGCAGAAAAACCGGGTTCACGTTGGTATCACCATAGTACGGTAGGAGAAAAGCGACCACACCAGCTTCACGAAGGTGCTGGTACCAGTGGTGGGCAGTGGAAAACGATTGGTCCTAAGGGCAAAAATGGATCAGAAGTAATTACGCACAATAGTAAACAGGAAGCTTTGGAACACATTCACCACTCACAAGCATAGATGCCCCGCCCTGTCTCCGCCCTACAAGCCGCCCAGCGTGCCAAGACCGCCGACAAGAAGGCGCGGGCCGCCGCCACGCGCAAGACCCTGGACTCGTTCCAGAACTTCGCGGCCAAGCTCGGCCTCGGCACGGACAATATCAGCAGCGGTGGCTCCTACGGCTACAACCCCATCACCCGCGTCCGCACGCTGCTGGAATGGATTCATCGCGGCTCCTGGCTCGGCGGTATCGCCATTGACGTGGTCGCCGACGATATGACCAAGCAGGGCGTCGAGTTGAAGGGCGACCTGGAGCCCAAGCAGATCGAGCAGCTACAACGTGTAGCTACGACCTTTGACGTTTGGGGCATGATCAACGAAACGGTAAAGTGGTCCCGGCTTTACGGCGGCTGCATCGCCGTTATGCTGATCGACGGACAGCTGCCGGAAACGCCATTGCGCCTAGATACGGTATCGAAGGGGCAGTTTCGCGGATTGATGGTGTTAGACCGCTGGATGATTGAGCCGTCGATGGAGACCTTGGTCACGGAGCCCGGGCCAGACATGGGGCTGCCCAAGTATTACCGCGTTGTTGCGGACGCTCCGGCGTTGCGGCGCATGAAAATTCATTATTCCCGTTGTTTGCGGCTAGAAGGCGTGCGCTTGCCCTATTGGCAAAAGGTGCAGGAGAATTTCTGGGGCATTTCTGTTCTAGAACGGCTGTACGACCGCATGATCGCCTTCGACTCCGCTACTACGGGTGCCGCGCAGCTAGTTTACAAGTCGTACTTGCGTACGTATAAAATAGACAAGCTGCGCGAAATTATTGCCACTGGGGGCGCGGCCGAAGCGGGTCTGCTAAAGTACGTGCAGATGATGACCCGCTTTCAGAACATCGAAGGTATAACGCTGTTGGACGCGACGGATGAGTTCGAAGCGCAAACGCACGGAGCTTTTGCTGGACTTAGCGATGCGTTGTTGCAATTTGGCCAGCAGTTAAGCGGGGCACTCCAGATTCCCCTCGTGCGGTTGTTCGGCCAATCGCCCGCAGGTCTGAACTCTACCGGAGAGTCGGACCTGCGGATGTATTACGACGGCATTACACAACAACAGAACCGTCATCTGTACACGCCCGTCGTGCGTATCTACCGTTGCATTGCAGCGAGCGAGGGGATTAAGCTAAACGATTCGTTCACCGTGGAGTTTAAGCCGCTATGGATCATGAACAGTTCGGAGAAGGCGGCGCTCGCCGGGCAGGTGGCTGCCGCCGTGACGCAGGTGGACCAGGCGGGCATTACGTCCAAGGAGACGGCGTTAAAAGAATTACGACAGTCGTCGCGTGTTACTGGCATCTTCTCGAATATTTCCGACGAGGACATTGCACGGGCCAAGTTAGCGCCCCCGCCCGGTGCGGCGGAAGCAGCTGCTTTGCAACAACAAGAACAATCTATGGAACACGCCGATCGCGATCAGGATCGTCAGGATGAGCCGCCCGAGCCGGAAACGGCAGCCAAGAAGAAAGCCAAGTCGAAAGATCGCAGGCGCACAAAAGACGCAATGTTAGGCGACCGCAGGGTGATGGGCTTTCCGGTCGTCATTGAGCACATTAAAGGCGAGTCACGCTACGGAGTTAATTTGCCCGCTGATTACGGTTACATTCGTCGCACGGACGGCGCGGACGCGGCGCAGATTGACTGTTTTGTCGGGCCGGACGTGGCTGACGGGCGGATTTTTGTCGTCGACGCCTATGAGCGGGCGACGGGGAAGTTCAACGAGCATAAGTGCATGCTAGGCTATACTGACCGCGAGGCGGCGCTGGCAGCGTTCCGCGCTTACTACGGGCGTATGACCGATTTTAATCTTATTGGGTACGCGGGCGCGGCGACCGACGAGCAGGGCTTGCGGGCGTGGCTCGCGGAGCCGGGCGCGGGTAAGCGCCCCTATACGCCGCCGACAGACGTGCAATATGTTCCCGTTACGAGCGGCGAAATGAAGTGCTCGAACTGTGAGCACTATGATACGGGCATCTGCACGGATGCAGAGACGCAGCGCGATCCCCGTGTGCCGGAGACGCGGGACGGGTTGAAGCTGGTGATGCCGACTGGATGGTGCAAGGAGTTCGAAGTGAAGGTTTCGGCCAGAAAATAACATGCCGGAAGACGCGGGAGCGCGGGCGATGGGCTGGCGGGACGACGATAAAATTTTACGATTGTTGGAGAAGCAGGGAGTAGATATCAATTCTCTGCGCAAAGAAGTAAAGGCGCTGCGAGACAAAATAGATGTTCTTGTTGGATTGGAGATTCCTGCGCCTGCGGTACGCTTTGCCGTTGCGGTAACGGCGGTAGCAACACAATTAAAAGGAGGAACTACAATGGCGGTAAAGAAAGCGGCGGTAGACTTTCAACTTTTGGACGACGGCACAGCTCGTCTGACGGCGACGGCGCTGGATAAGAAGGGTTTGGCGACCAAGTTGCCGGACGGTATTGTGGCGTCGTGGAAAAGCTCGGCCCCGGGTTTGGTGATCACGCAGGACCTTGTCGCCGACCCGACCGGGCTCACCGCAACAGCGGCACCCTCCGATCCGCCTGTGCTGGTTACAGGCGCAATCCCTACAGTGAGTGCTGATAACGTGCCTCAAGAGGACGGTACAACGGCAACCATTACGGGCGACGGTAACCCCATCGACATCGTGGCGGGTCCGGCAGGCACATTCGTCGTGGCGGAGGGATAGTTTTCCCAAGTTCCTCGCTATGGCATGGCGGGGAAACGCGGGCGCTCGAGACGGAGGCGGGTCGGGCTGGACTTAAAACCGTCTCGGGCGCTTACTAAAATGTTAAACGTAAGGTATTTCGCGGCTTTGGCATTTTGGGTTGTAATAGCAATCGTTATGTATCGTTTTTGTATGCATAAAAAATGAATATGCTCACCATAGATCGCATCTTGACGCCGCGCGCGCAGCGCCTACAGGACCGCGAACGCTGGGCTAAAGCGCGGCGCGTGGAGGGTGACTACGGGGCGCAACTGCGACAGGTTGCGCGTGTAGTGGGGGAGATCATACGCGGCTTTGCGCCGACGGGCACGCTGGAAGATTTCTTTCTGCTGCGTGAAACGCTGATGGCGTACGGGCGCATTTTGGCACCGTGGGCTAAGGCCGTGGCGGGGCGTATGGTGGCGGAGGTCTCGCGGCGGGACGCGACGGCGTGGGCGCAGGCGGGAGACCGCATGGGCCGGGCGCTGGCAAAGGAGATACGGCAAAGTCCAGTGGGCGAGACGCTGAAGGCCGCCATGCAGGCGCAGGTCGACCTCATCACCTCCCTTCCCCGGGACGCCGCCGAGCGGGTGCATAAACTAACGCTGGAGGGGATTAGCCGAGGCACACGAGCGGAGAGCGTAGCACAGGAGATACTGCGCACGGGGCACGTGACTAAATCGCGGGCGAACCTGATCGCCCGCACCGAGGTCGCTCGCACGACGACCAACCTTACGGCGGCGCGGGCTAAGTTCGTGGGCTCGACGCACTTTATTTGGCGTACGGCGCGGGACTCCGACGTGCGCAGGCTGCATCGTGAACTCGAAGGAAAGGCTTTCGCCTGGGATGATCCGCCCGTGGCGGGTGAGAACGGGGAACGTGCTTTACCCGGCGCAATCTACAATTGTCGTTGTGTGCCGGAACCAATTATACCAGATTTGATTTAAGGAGGCACTACAATGAAATGGCTTAACCGCATTTACCAAAAGTTTTTCGTCTCAGAGGATCGTTCGCGGCCTACACACTTAGTTAAGCCGAACCACATTTCGCTTCCAACAATTCCGCGCGGTCGCGCGCGCACGCGCGACGGGGCTCCGTCGTACTCGGAGATTCAATACGTGCAGCTCCTGCCCTCGGCTCCCGGCGCGGGGCAGGCGATTATCAGTTACCAGTTGGCGTCGAGCGCGGCGGGCCTGGTGGCGCTGGCGGGCGGTGGGCAGCCTGGCGCGACGCCGATCGCGACGCTGTTCGCGCGGTTTGATACCGTGGCCACGGGCGGCGACTCCTCTGTGCTTCCGGCGGCGATCGCGGGTACGAACGTAGCGGTAAACAACTCGGGTGCGGCCTCGATGAATGTGTACCCTAAGGGTACTACCGACATCATCAACGCACTTGCCGTGCAAACTCCATTCGCTGTTGCTGCTGGAAAGACCTGCGAGTTTTTCTGTATGGTCACGGGCAAGTGGAACACGCAACTGGGCGCTTAGTTCTTGCGAGCGGAAAGGAGATTGTGCATGAAAAATCGAATCTTGTTGGCGTTCGCGTTGTTGTTGGCTCCGTTTGCCTCTGCGCAAACGACGATCAATAAAACCTACACGATTAGCGCCAGCGGAGGTACCGCAGATATTCAGAATCTTTACGGTACCTTTAACCCTACCTTCGAGGAAATCCCGAACGGCAGCCCCGCCACGGTAAGTATTACAGTGCAGGGCTGCGGTAAGGGAACCAACGCTAACCCCAGCGTGCCGACCTGCGACGCCATTGCCGGGCTCACAAACACTTCAACGGCGGCGGCGATGGTGACGGCGGCGGTGACGAAGTTTTATACCCACTACATTGTCACCGCGACCTTTACCGGAGGCACAAACCCGAGCATCACCGTTAACGCCGCCTTTAGTAACGCTCGCCAGGGTGGAAGCAGCGGTGGCAGCGGCACGGTAACCAGCGTAGCTACGACATCGCCGATCACTGGCGGGCCTATCACCACCACGGGAACTCTGGCCTGCGCCACCTGCGTTGTGGCTTCGGCCCCGGGCGTGGGTGTTGCCCACTTCGCCGGGTCTACGCAGACCGTAACCAGTTCCCTTGTGGCCTTGGCTGCCGACGTTAGCGGGCAGTTGCCGATTGGTGCCGTCGGCAGCGCGGGGCTGTCAGGCACCGGTGCGTTGGCCGTTTCCGCTGCTGGGGCTATTTCCTGCGCCACCTGCGCCACTACAACCAACGGCGGGGCGTTATCAGGTACGGCCCCCGTGGCCGTTTCTGCTGCCGGAGCTATTTCCCTGTCCGGGACCGCTGGCCAGGTTCCAAACGGTGCGACCGGGGCGTTTACTCCAACGCCCACGCTGGGAATTCAGAACACGACGCAAGGAACTCTTACCATTGCCGGAGCCGCCGCCTCCACTGGCCAAATTTCCATCAATATAGCTGGAGCCACGGCTAACCCTTTAGTGATTGTCCCGGGAGCTAACGCGGGCACTGTCACGCTTACTGGCCCCACTACTGGTGGCACCATCCCCTCTGCCGTCACTGCCCCGGTCACGCTGAGCGCGGCGGGCAACTTAGGGTGCGCGACTTGCGTCACGGCAGGCAGCACTCTGACCTCCAACAGCATCGTGCTGGGGCAGGGCGGTCAGGCTGCCAAGGTGGCTGCCGGGCTGACGACGAACGGGACCACGACCTTAACTATCGGTGTTGCGGGCAGCGCGAACGGCACGCTGGCGCTAGCGGGTACGACTTCTGGCACGGCGACTCTTGTAGCTCCATCGGTGGCCGGAACTACAGGGAACCCGATCGTGATTTCCAACGCGATCCAGCTGCCCGACGGCACGCAGGCGCTGCCCTCGGACCGGCTCACGACGCAGGCGTTCGGGCGCTACTACGGCTCCACGGTCACTGCCGGGGCCTGGGTTTACGGTACGACTTCCACTGATATGTTCGCGCTGTCTACGACGGGCACGGCGCAGCTGGGCATGAACTCGGCGGGCGTGTTGACTTGGGGCAGCAGCACGACGGTGCTGAACGCCGCCACGATGAACGCCGACACCGCGCTGTGCAAGAACGCCCCTGGGGTGGTTTCGGTGGGTAACGGAGCTTCCTGCAACACGAACGGGCGATTGAAGGCGGCGGCGTACATTTCCGTCGGCACACCGTTCACTAGTAGCGCAGGGTGCACGGACTCGGCTTTAACTGGTGGGGCTTCCGTGGGGAAGTTTACCAACGGGGCGACCGGCACTTGCAGCACGACAATTACGATCAACAATACTGGTACTTCCCCCAACGGTTGGACTGGCCCAGTGACCAACCAGACTCAAACTCCTGCCGTTTCGACTTGCCGCGTTTCCTCCAGTACGACAACCACCGCCGTACTTAGTTGCACGGGAGTTGTCGTGAATGATATTATCAGCTTCGCGCTGTTTGGTTACTAGAATGCGCAACATATTTGCAATTTTATTGCTGCTGTTTGCTACGCTGGTTAGCGCGCAGGCGCAGACGCACGTCTTCCCTGCGACGGACACTAACAACAATTTTACTGGTACGAATCGATTCACCGCTGGACACACCGACGGCCCCGTGACGTTCGGCTCGCTTCCGGCGGAGTTGGACGGGCTGACGATATTCTGCTCCGACTGCTCGCAGACCATACCCTGTGCCGCCTTTGGTACCGGGGCCGTTGCCACGGGCGTAGCCGGGGCGTGGAGCTGCTCCAACGGGGGGGCACCGCTGACGGGCGTCTACTCCGGCGCGGTCTCTTCGACGGCGGGGCACGCGACTATAGGCTTCGCCACGGTGAGCGGCTCGGCGGTGCCGGAGTTCTCTTGGAACACGGGAGCGCCGCAGATCCTCGCGTTTTTGAACTCGGACACGACGGGCACGGCTACGACGGCGTTGGGGGCCAAGAACACGCCGACACTTTGCTCTGGCTCGGTCTCGCGCGGCGTGGATGCCAGTTTTAACGCTGTCTGCTCTACGCCCGGCGTGCTGACCATTACGGAGACTACCGGGATAGTCGCGCTAGCGGCAAACTTAAACCTTTGGGGCGACTCGGTCACGCACTACCCCATGTTCAATGAGAACTCGGGCGCGACGCTCTCGGTGAATGGCCCCTACGCGGCGGCGTGGGCAATCGGGAACGTTTGGGGCTCGGCGACTACCATTGTTCCCAGTGTTGTGGCTAACAAGATGCGCATTTGGGGTGTTACGCTCCCGTTCCGCAAGACGCTGACCAAGATTTACTACGACGTGGGCACGGTGGATAACACGGCGAATACCTATGACATAGGGTTGATGGACCGCTCTTGCAATTTGATAGCGCACTGCGGGGCAACGGCGGGCACGACGTTCGCGCCCTCCACAGGGACCAAGAACTGCACGGTAGTGGGCTCGCCGGTTGTGCTACAGATCGCGGACTACTACCTCGCTATCACTACTAGCTGTGGCGCGTCGTGCGCTGCCTTTAGCGGAAGCTCGGGGAACGGGCAGTGGTCGTTCTACAATGCCATCGCCGATCAGCCCGTCACCGCAGGTGGCACCCTGAACGGCGGGTGCACGCCGCCTACGGACGCGCCCTCGCGCGGTGCGGTGGTGCCGATGGTGCTCCTGCAATGAGCAGGCTATTTTTGCTGGCCTTGATTCTGCTTACGTCCGCAGCCTGCTGGGGCGCGAACTTCTATGTGGATTGCTACGCCACGACGGGGGACACCAACCCGGGTACCTCGTTCACGCGGCCCTGGCGGCGTCCGTTGCAGGCCACGGTCTACAGCAACACGACGCACTTCAATCCCGACGACCACGTCTACTTCCGCACGGACGGCTGCGTTTGGCAATCGGGGCTGGTGATCTCCAGTAGCGGCACGAGCGGGCACCCCATCCTGTACGACACCTACAGCCTGGTGAACGGGCTCCCGGTCACGCCCGGCACCGCCGCGTTCCACTTCAGCGGCCAGCTGCCAGTCGCCGCCGGGTTCTGGACGAACTCGTCGGGCAACCTTTGGCAAACTGTGCTGTACGCGGTGAACCCCGACGGTACGACGCACTGCGGGGCGCTCGCGAATTGTGTAAAGTGCTACGGCTCGCTGTTCAACGCCTGCCTGGACCAGCCGCTACAGGTGCTGAACAAGGTCCGGTTCGCGAAGGTCTTCGGCTCCAACCGTGGCGTCGGCACTACGCCCGCGCAGAATTACGACTGGAACTTCGACCCCGGCTTCAACCCGCTCGACTGCGACCTGGTTACCGGCATCTGCACCTGCGCCCACGGCTGCACGCAGACTTTAACCGTCTATTCTTCGGGTGGCAATCCGGCGACGGCCTATGGGGCCGTGGTTCCAATAGCGATTTCGGGCGAGCAGACGCCGACGAATGGCGGCTCGACACTGATCAGCATTAAGAACGCGCAGTGGCTACAAGTGCAGCACTTCCAGCTGGACTGGTACGACTCCCTGGGCCTGACGATCAGCGACGCTTCCGACCACATCTGGATCGCGAACGGCGCGGCCAATTCGATGGTGGAGAACGGCGAGACTATTTTCGGGGCGCAGTACTCGCAGCTGGGCTTCTGGGCCAACCTCACCGCTGCCACGGACATCCACCTTTGGAACGTCGACGCTGACATGAACTACGACGGCTTCGAGTTCGGGGCCGTTACGGGATGTAATGGGTGCCTGTTTGATCTTCAGAATTGCCGGGCCTACGGGAACCGGCTTTTCGGATTGGTTTCTAACGTTACGGGCGCAGGCGTGCTGACGCACGACTACTGCCACTTCTACGGAAATAATCTGGGTATATCGCTGGAAACGGACTTCGGGGCCGGAGCGGGCGCTACCGTACCTGTCGCAGCTGCACACGACGTTGTCGCTCTAACGCCGCCATGGATAATGAACTGGAAGCGCTGGCCCGCGCTGGTCACCTGGACCTTCGACGATTGCGGTCTGGTGCAATATTCGTGCGAATACCTGGGGACGCTGCTGCCGCTAATTAACGCCATAGGCATTACGCCGTCCGTTGCTGTGGTAACCGGGCAGACGTACTCCCCAGCAGCGATTCCCGTAGTACAAGGCTGGATTAACGCGGGTTCCGCCGATCCCAACTCGCACTCCAATTCACATGGGTATACAGCACCGCCCGCGTTTACCGGGGGCGCTTCGGGCGCGTGTAGTGACAACCCGGGAGGGGTGCCTTGCGACGTGTTCAAGATTCAATATTCGGGCACTGTCGCGACGCAGGCGCATCTGACGGTTACTCATGACGGCGTGGGCGGCGGCACGCTTACCATTTCTACTTTCCCCGACGACGCGGCGTGCGACGTTAGCTGGAACCTGAAGCCCGTCGATCCGGGCGGCGTACCGGGACTGACGCAGATCGACACGGTATCCAACGCTATCTCGGCGCTGTTGGGGCGCGGCAATTGCTTTACTTTGGGTCTGGTGGCCTATCAGAATTCCGCCGTGAAGGGCGCGTCGCGCATGTTCTCGCTGGCGGATGTATCTAACCAGGATATTTGGGGCGCCCCGTACTCGGTTCTATACGACGAGCACAACTTTGAACTGGTGGAGTTCGACCAGGCGCAGAAATGGCTGAACGCGAACTTTACCGGGCTTCCAGTGAACCGCGTAGCGGTAATGCCGTTCATGTTCTCCGACCCGCAGACGCAGGTGATCCTGGCGGGGCTCGGCTATAAGGGCATTCGCGGCACGGGCTCATCCAAGCCCTGCTGCGGCAACACAACCACGCTGGCCAACGGGTACAACGTATTCGACATGACCAGCCAGGGCACCGTGCCTAATTTGCAGAATCTCTCCTACGACGCGATGCGCCGCTATATGTTGAACTATTTGTGGAAGGACGCGGCGTGGGGTAACCCGATGGGCTTCTTTATGCACCTGTACGAGCTTCCCCCGGACCAAGTGCAGAACGAACTGAAGGTAATGCTCTCCGCTGGGGCGACGTTTAAATCGAACACGCAGCTTATGAATTTGTTGTTGGCCTGTAACCAATTGCCCATCACACCGCCCGTCGGTGTTGGATACACGGGTAGCTTCGTGCCCGGCAGCTTCTACACCTGCCCCGCCCTGGCTACGGGCGCGGAGATGGACTTCCGCCCGACGGTCAATTCGCCCACCGTGCACGCGGGCGCGAACCTCGGCTCGCCCTACAACATCGACATGGCGGGGAACGCTCGCGGGGCGACGTGGGACATAGGAGCCTACCAGTTCGTCCCGCAGAACATAGGTATTCACTAATGCGTTTTTACACCACTGAGCAGCTTGGGCCGAAGCAATCGCGTACGCCGGAAGGCTACTTATTGATTGAAGACGTCCCCATTGCTCGCACGGGGACGCAGATTTATGGACCTAACGAGACGCCTGTATCGGCGGGACCGGACGGGATTTCGCGAATCGATCGCAACCCGGAAGAGGTTTTTCGAGCGGAGACAATTGCCTCCTTTAATGGCAAGTCTTTCGTGGATGAACACCCGTACGAGGATGTGAATCCTACGAACTGGTTCAATCTGGAAAAAGGGCAGGTGCTGCACCCGCGTCGTGGTTCGGGTGCTGCGGACGACGTCTTGTTCGCCGACATCATCGTCAAGGACGCACAGACGATCCAGAGAATTTTAGGAGGTAAACGCGAAGTTAGTTGCGGTTATGATGCGGACTACATAGAGACCGAACCCGGCAGGGGTCGCCAAGTAAACATTATTGGTAATCATGTAGCTCTCGTGGAAAGTGGCCGTTGCGGGCCGCGCTGTGCAATTGGAGACCGACAAACTGTAAAGGAGCCAGAAATGAAAAGCCTGAAAGACAGAATCTTGGACGCCTTTAAGAAGAAGGATGAAGGTGCCATGACTGCCGTTCTCGACGAATTGCCGGAGAACGGCGCAACCGCCACGCACGTCCACGTCCATTCTGCGGGCCGCACCCGCGATGCCGAATCTGAAGAGGAAGAGGAAGAGGACGATAAGAAGAAAACTCGAGATGCGGCCATAGATGCTCGCTTCAACAAGGTCGAGGACGCCATCGACAGCGTGTCCAAGGACGTCAAGGAAATGAAGAGGTCCTACGATGCTTCCCGCGAGGAGGAGGAAGAGGACGAGGAGGATGACGACAAGAAGACGAAGGACGAGGAGATCGAGTTCGAGGCCGAAGCGCCGCCCGGAACCAACGACGCTGCGTTTAAGGGCCTGAAGGACTCGAAGCCCTTCGCCGACAGCTTTCAGGCCGCGCTGGCCCTGGGCGAGATCATCGTTCCGGGCATCGGCGTACCGACCTTCGACGCCAAGGCGAAGCCCGGCAAGACCGTGGACGCCATTTGCGCCTTCCGCCGCCGTGTGTTGGATTCGGCGACGGGCGACAACTTGACGTTCCGCGACGAGTTGCTGAACGGGCATGACCTGAAAACGCGGAAGTGCGGGGAGGTTCGGACTTTGTTTCAAGCTGTCGGTACCTTCGCCAAAAATCGTAACAACGGCACGGTTCGCGCCAGCACGGGCGACTCTGCGCTTCCCCCGGGCACGATTCGTACGAGCGCGGGGCTCGGCGTAACCGGCAAGATTAAGAGCATCGCCGAATTGAACAAGGCGAACGCCGAACGCTACAAGTCGTAATAGGCGGCGACGTACGAACTCTCGGCGGTAGGCACTACAACGATTAAAAAATCTCGAAAGGACAGGAGAATTCGCAATGAACTTCTTCAAAAAGTATTTCTTCAGCCGTCGTACGGAGAGCGGCCTGTACGTAGGCCGTATGAGGACCAGGGACGCGACGTTCGCGTTTCGCATGGGCGCGGGATTCCCGGGCGATGTCAACCGTACGCATCCGGTTTCCATCGAACCGATGCAGCTCGACGCCACCAACCCGCCAACCTTCTTCGGCCAGCCCGTCGTCCTCGACGGCACCAGTCATAATCCCCGCAAGCTGTTGGCAGGCGACACGGCGCTAACCTCCATTGAAGGCGTCATCGTGCGTCCTTACCCGACGCAGCAGGCGCAGGCTTCGACGGACTTCGCCCCGGCGACGTTTAACTCAGGTGGTCCGAATAAGACCATCGTGCAAGACGTTATGCGTTGGGGCTATATCAACGTAGTCCTCGGCAACGGCGCGATCACGGGCGCGGTTCGCGGCGGAGCGGTGTTCATTTGGTGCGCGGCCAGCTCCGGCAACCACGTCCAGGGCGGCTTTGAGACTGCGGCCTCGGGCGGTAACACGATGGCCTTGGACGGGCGGTTTACCTACCGTGCCGTGCAGGACGCCAACGGTATCACTGAACTTTGCATCCGGTAGTGGGGGATTGCGGGTGCAATAAAAATCAAGTAAAGGAGAATTTTACCATGTTGCAAACTATGCAGAGCAACCCCGAATACTTCGTGGGTCACGGAGCGCCGGGGCGGTTTGTCGGTCGTCGCAGGACGATGGATGAAATGTTAACGTACGCGAACACAATGCGTACGCACGACGGGGCGGGGAACGCTATGGGCGTACCGCTTCCGGGTCGGTTCCAGACGCACGACGGGCGCACCGTGGACAGTACGGGCGCGTTCCTGGTGGGCGAACTGGAGCGGTTGGACCTTACGCTGCATGAGCCGCTAGCGGCAGTGACTTGGGGCCGGGACATCGACTTGCGGGAAGACGTCACCATCGCTGATGAGGTCAGTAGTTTCACGCTGTCCACTTACGCAGCTTCGGGGAGCATGGGCGGTAACGGCATCGGAAACGGGAAGGCTTGGATCGGTAAGACAACGGACCAGGTTACCGGAATCGGCGTCGACATCGCTAAAATTCCGAACCCGTTGCAGCTTTGGGGTATGGAGATTAAGTACACCATTCCTGAACTGGAAAGTGCCGCGCGGCTGGGCCGCCCCATCGACCAGCAGAAGTACGAGGGGTTGCAACTAAAGCACCAGATGGACATCGACGAGCAGGTCTATATCGGTGACACCACCACTGGCGCTTTGGGACTGCTAAACAACACGCTCGTAACTAACAGTACGAACGTCGCCAACGGTGGCGGCGGGTCACCATTGTGGGCCAACAAAACGCCGGACGAGATTCTCCTGGACTGCAACGAGATTATCACCAGTGCCTGGGCTGCGTCGGCGTGGGCGATCGTGCCTTCTCGCTTTCTGCTTCCGCCCGTGCAGTTCGGGCAAATCAGCACGCAGAAGGTCTCCACCGCCGGCAACGTTTCTGTACTTAAGTACATCCAGGAAAACAACCTGCTCACGACCTCCGGTCGCGGCAAGTTGGACATTTATCCGCTGAAGTGGTGCATTGGAACGGGCGCAGGCGGTACGATTGGCACAGAGGGTACGCACGACCGCATGATGTGCTACACGAAGGACAAGCAGCGGGTGCGTTATCCGATGACGCTCCTTCAGCGTACACCAATCCAGTATGAGTCGATCTATCACAAGACGACTTATTTCTGCCGACTCGGTGTTGTGGAAGTGGTCTACCCTTCGTGCATCGCCTACCGCGACGGGCTGTAAGTTTCGGCAACGAAACTAAGAACTAATTCCGGGGAGGACCGCTAAAACCCGATAACCGCGTCGAGCCGCTCTCGGTAGCGAGGGCGGTTCCGTCGAAAGGAAAATATGCCAGCACAAAAAGAACCAATCGCATTCGGTCGCCAGGCAGCGGAGACAAAAGCCGTCTCCGACTACCTGCGCGAGAATCCGGGGACCACGGTGACGATGATTTTTCCGCGTCCCGTGGTCCTTTTGCTAGACAATCAGAAGCGCATCCAATTCCGCGAGGGCACGCAGGAAGTGCCCGAAGACATCGCTGACCACTGGTTCCTGCGCGCGAACAACGTGAAGCGCTACGAGCCTGAGGCCGCAATCCCGCAGATCGTCACCGACCACCACGTTGCCTTTCTCGCCAGCCGGGGCTACGCGGCGAAGGACGGCATCGAGGGGACACAGAGGTTCGTAGACCGCATGACGGTGCGTGAGCGGGCCGCGTTCTTCGCCGACGCGGCGGAGTGGCAGCAGCCGGAGCAGGGTAGTGCAAAGGCAGATGATGATGATGATGAGGAAATTGAAAAAGAAGGTAAAAAGTCATTGCAGCAAATGACAAAAGCGGAGTTATTCGTGTTCTTGCAAGATCACGGTGTTGAGCCTTCGTCCAAGGCGACAAAGGACGATTTGCTCGCGTTAGCAAAGAAGGAAGCGAAGGCGGCGTAAGAATCGGGCGGATTGCACCGCCCGACGTAAACCGAAGGAGCTTAAAAATGCCACTCGAAACGGGAAGTAGCCGTAAGGCGGTCTCGAAGAACATCGCGACCGAGATGGCGGCGGGGAAGCCGCAGAAGCAGGCCGTCGCCATCGCGCTGGAGAAGGCGGGGAAGTCGAACAAGGATGAAGTTTACGACGAGGAAGACACTCGCGTCCTCGATGCCGAGCCGCTCGCGCACGCCACGACGGTGATGACCCCGGCGGAGATCAACGCCAACAACAAGAAGTACTGGGCCCCGAGTTGGGGTGAGTCCTCCGCCGAGGGCGGGGACCAGACGCACGATGTGCCGAAAAGGTAATTAGTGTCAGCCATCACCACTCCCGCGCAGCTAGTTACGGCAATCCTGGCAGACTTCCCCGTCTTTGATACCTCTACGGAGACGGATACGGACTTGGTCTCGGTGGACCCGAACTCGATACTGTTCTGGGCCACGGTCGCTTTTGCGATGCTGAACGCGCAGCGCTGGACGGCGGACGGCGACCCGAACACGGTCGTTTACAATCTCGGGTTGGAGATGTTTACCTTGCACCATGTCACTCTCGACATCCTCGCCGCCCGGGACATGGACATGGCCGGAGTGCCGGGCGTGGCCACGGGCGTCGTGGCCGGGAAGTCGGCGGGCGACGTGGCTATTTCCTACTCGCCGCAGGCCACGATCGAATTGGACGCCGGGCACTGGAACTACACTTCATGGGGGAGTCGGTTCATCCGCCTAGCGAGGATGATGGGCGCGGGTCCGCTGCAAGTAAACACGCCGGGCTGCAATCCTACGGGCGGTGGAGGCTGGAGCGGCCCGTTCACGTTCGGAGAATAAAAGGAGAATTTCAATGACGATTCAAATCTACCTTTCCCTGTTAATCTGCATCATTGGCCTAATCGTGTACGGTTGGCACACGCCCGCGCCGACGCGTTGGGCCGAAATCGGCAGGCTTATGTTTTGGACCGGGCTGTTGGCGTTTCTCCTGCAATTCGGCAAGATCGTCAACCTGCTTCCGAGGGGATAGTGCTTGGCGATCGGGATTAAATTGAAGTCGTTCGACAACTCCAAGAAGATTGGCAGTACGGTAAAGCTGCTGACGGCGCGGGAAGTGCTCGCGGGCTTCCCGGAGTCGACGGCGGGGCGCAAGGAGACTGGAGTTAACAATGCCACGCTCGCGTACATCCACGACAAAGGTAGTCCTGCGCGGGGAATCCCTCAGCGCGAGTTCGTGCACCCGGGTATCAAGCTCGGGCAGGAGGAAATAGTGGCTCGGCTTGGGCAGGGCGCTCGCATGGCGCTGGACGGGAACAGGAACGGCGTCGAGCAGGCGCTGAACGCGGCAGGCCTGATTGCGCAGAAGTCAATACGCAAGAAGATCAGCGACGGCCCGTTCACGCCGCTGAAACCCGCCACGATCCGCGCTCGCAACCGGAAGCACCGGGGCAGGACTTCTACTAGCGTGCGCCCGCTAATTGACACGGGCCAAATGAGACAAGCGGTTAACTACGTTGTAACGGATAAAAAGAAGTAGTGGACCTTTCACTCGCGCTCGCGGATACGAACATGGCGGAAAAGTTCACCGTGGTGCGCCTGGAAGGGGCTTGGGGCGCAGGGGGATGGCAGGAGACGAAGCGCATGAACATAACGGCGCGTGGCGTCATTAGCATAGCAAGCCCAAAGCAGTTGGAGACGTTGCCGGAGGCGGACCAGGTGCACGGAGCCATTGTGATCAACACGCGCACGCCGCTTTTCGGTACTCGTATTGGGGCCAGCGGGCCGGACGAGACGGCGAAACCTGGCACGAGCGACATCATAGTCTGGCGCGGGCAGAACTACCGCGTGCTGACTGTTTACCCCTACCGTACGCGAGGCTATTGTTGGGCGATTGCGGGAAGGATGTTGGGTGCATGACCGTATCTGCCGCGCAGTACCCGCCGCCGTTGGTACCGAAAGAAGTGGAGAACGCCATGCAGGCGCTTACGATCCAACTGCTGGGGCTACCCGTGCCCACCGCGCCCACGGGCGGCTCATTGGATAAAGTGCGTGTGGGGTGGCAGCAGCAGGGGCAACCCGCACAGGCAATTAATGATGATGTAGTTTATCTACGGGCCACGGAAGTCGACGACCCGATTAATCGGCAGATTGACGTGAAGAACTTGCAGAACGACGCCGTTTCGGTCGGACAAGTCACGACTTATATTCGTGTCTGGCAGGTGTACTGGTGCGCGTACGGCCCGAACTCGTTCGACGCGATGCGGAAGATACGCTCGGGCTTGATGTCGCAGCGGCAGCACGACCTCGCCGCCGTGTTGAATCTCGGTCTTTATCTAGTGCCTGACCGAGTGGCTCCTCGTCGGGTGCCGGAGCCTAAAGACGGTGGGCAGTGGTGGGAGCGGGTGGACTGGGAAGTGCGGTTTAACGAGCGGGTTTCGGAATTGGAGATTGTGGACGCCATCGCGTCGTCGGAGATAATTGTGGAGAATGCGGACGGGGTTCAGACAGACGTTACAATCGGCGGCATGTTTACTGACAATTTCCTGCCTCCGCGCATGGCGCTCGGTAATAGCTACTTGTACGGTAGCGGGCCGTTCGTCTTCGACGCGAGCGGGGTAAGCTGTCCGCTGGGGCTTTGTCAGTCTAATCCAGCTATTTTAGACAGTAGACCGCAATTCATTTCCAGCGTAGAAGTTACAGTTCCGCTGTTCGACGTTTCGCAGACAAACAATAATTCGATAGGCTTGTTGTTGAGGTTAAGTGGAGCTCCAGTGGCGCTCGGTTCTTACTATCTCGCGTTCATTTCCGCTAACCACCCTTCCGTGCAGTTGGAAAAAGTTGTTCCTGGCGGCGGCGCATTGCTGGGACAGATTGACGACTTCGCATTCACGCCGAATGTTGATTTTAAGTTCGAGGCGGTCGGCTCAAAATTGACGGTTTCGATTAACGGGGTTCCGGTCATCGAGGCTGAGGACTCCGAACTGCCCTCAGGGTTGACCGGGTTTATCACTACCGGAGGCGCTATCGCTACGTTCACGAGCACCAAACTTTAAGAGGAGAGAAACAACATGAGCACCATCGCATTCCCGCTTCAGGACATCGTTGACGTAGTCGTGCTGGTGCAGCCGCAAGCGCCCGCCATTCCCACGTTCAACGTCGGCTGCATCATCGGCCCCAGCGCCGTAATCCCCGCGTCGGAACGTGCCCGTGTCTACTCTTCCAACGCCCTCGCTGCGATGCTTGCCGACGGGTTCACCGTCAATAGCCCGGAGTACATCGCCGCGCAGATTTACTTCAGCCAACTAGTTCCTCCCCGCAAGCTCGTCGTCGGTCGGCAGGACCTTACGTCGATCACGGGCTTCGTGATTAATGCGCTGGGTACGGGGTACGCCGTTAATGATGTTATCGGCATCACGCAAGGTGCGGCGGCAGGCGGGGCGCTCGCCGTGCTGACGGTAAACGGCGGCGGCGGCATTACCGGGGCTGTGCTTTCGAGCCCCGGAACGGGCTACAGCGTGGCTGCGGGGCTGGCGGTTACGGGCGGGCACGGCGTCGGGGCCACGGTAAATGTTACGTCGATCGGTGACACGCCGCTCGCCGCCGTGCAGGCAGTGCGGTCGGCGTCGTCGCTATGGTGGGCGTGCCTGGTCACGTCCGCCGTGAAAGCCGACCACATCGCCATCGCCGGGTTCGCGCAGGCCAGTCCGACGCCCATGATGTACTTTTACACCACGGGCGACACCGACGCGCTCTCCGGCGCGGCGGGAAATGTCTTCTCGACGCTGAAGGTATTCGCTTACAACCGCGCCATCGGGCAGTACTCTACGACGCAGAACGGCGCGTTCCCGAACAATATCTACGCCGTCGCTGCGGCGATGGGCGTAGCGATGGGGTTGAATACCGGCCTGGCGAACTCGGCGTTCACGCTTTGGGGTAAGACGGAGGTCGGCGTCACGACGGAGCCGCTTACGGAGACGCAGGTCGGTGTGATACAGGGTAACAACGGCAACGTTTATCTTAACTTCGCCAATGTCTACACATTGTTCACGAACGGTAAGGTCGCGAACGGGCAATTCATGGACGAAGTGCTTAATATCGACATGCTCGTCGCCGGGATGCAATTCAACGAAATGAACCTGTTCACGCAGAACGCCTCGATCCCGATGACGGACGCTGGGGAGACGCAGCTAATCCACGCCGTCAACCAGGCTTGCCAGCAGGCCGTGCTTCGCGGCTTTCTGGCAGGAGGGGTTTGGCAGGGTGTGCAGATTCTAAATCTGGTAGCGGGACAGTCGGTTCCTGCCGGATATTTGGCGCAGGCTGCGCCGTATAGCACGCAACTCACTTCAGATCGGCAGGCGCGAAAGGCGATGCCGATTTATGTGGCAATCATCGAGGCCGGGTCGGCGCAGAGTCTTTTGATCGGGGTTTACCCGCAGCGCTAGAGTTCGCGAATGCCGTAAAATCTTGAGGAGGAATTGAGTCATGGACGTTTACAGTTTTAAGGACATAATCGGGGCCTTCGAGCATCCCTTGGTGGGGCCTTTCGCGCTTGCTGGTGAAATCGGTGAAGGTAGCATTATGATATCCAACGCCACCGAGCGCACCGCCCACGCCACCGCCGCCGACGGCAACGTTCTCGTCAGCTACATCGCAGGAAGGAGCGGCTCCTGCACTGTAGAGGCTCAGCAGACCAGTGATATCCACAGTTTTCTGTTGGATTGGTTTAACCAGATTGCCACGCTCGCCGACCAGCACAACGTTTCCCAGTGGGCGACGGCGACGCTGTCCTTCCGCTCGCTGACGGATGGCGCGTACCATATTCTCACCGGGGTAAGCCCGGCCAAGATTCCCGATAAGCCGTACGCCGCGCAGGGCGGCAACGTGACATGGAACCTCATGGCCGCCGACATTCAGCATGGCTAAGGAGCGGCGGCAACGATGGCGACGGCCCGTCTACGATCCGCCGTACCCGGGCGACGGCGACCGCTGCACGATTTCGCTTTTTTCAGACCACGGGGAATGGCGCTACATCGCAGCCTTCCACCTGGGAAGTCAAATTTGGAGCGACACTAGATTGTTCGATCACCCGCCAGAAATCCGCGTCGACAAGAGAGGAATGCCATGCGAGACGAGCAAGTAAAGGAAATAACCATTGGCAGCAGGCGGTACCAGCTGGAGAAAATGGGCGCGATGGTCGCCAGCCGCGTGCATGGTTGGCTGATTTACTCGGCCATGATCCTGCAACAGCAGCAGGCTAAGTCGAGTAACGGAAGCTCCGCGCCCTCGGCGGAGGAGCTCGCGGCGATCCCCGTGCAGGAGCGGGCGGACGGCACGGTTTCGATGCTTTGGATCGGAGCGAGCAGCGTTCTTTCGGAGGATACGTACACTAAGATTCAAAACTATTGTCTTCGTTGTAGTAAGTATTATGATGCGGACTTGTCTACTTGGTCGCCCGTAGTCCTGTCCGATGGGCGATGGACGGCTAAGGACTTGGAGAAAGACGCGCAGGCGGTGGACGAGCTGATCCGGCAGGCGCTTCAGTTCAATATATCTCCTTTTTTCGTCGCGGGGTCCGAAAAAACGCAGTCGATCCCGCAGACGAAGACGGCGTAGACCCATTCGCTTGGCGTCCGGTGATGCAGGGCTTCTGGCGGCAGAGGGAGCTTTGGGACGGCACGTATACGGGTGACGACTTGCTGGACATGCACGCGATACTGGATTTAAGGGATAAAAAATGAACCCTGATATATTGCGATCATATCTCGTATCGCTCGGCTACACGGTGGATCAGCCACAGCTGAACCGCTTCAACGACGCCCTGCGGCAGGCGACGGCGAGTGTGCTGGGGTTCACGGGCGGCATGACTACGCGGTTCATCGAAGCGGGTGCGGCGGTGGTCGGGGCGCTGACGGGAATCTCCACGGGCACACTGGCGCTGATGGACTCTGTCGCGCAGAGCGACCTGGGTATGCAGCTTTTCGCCCGGCACATGTACATGACGACGGAAGCCGCGCGGCAGATGAGCACGGCGCAGAAAGCGCTAGGTTACGACCTTAAGGATATACTTTGGGGTCCGCCGGAGTTGCAGGAGCGGTACCGGCAGCTGATCGAGGACCAGAAGCGCCTGGAGTCGGGCTTCGGGGGCGCGAACTTCGAGCAGCAAATGCGGCGTATTCGTGATATCGGTTTCGAGTTTACCCGCTTAAAGGTCGAAGCGGGCAAGTTCGCGATGTACCTGGCCACCGCGCTGAGTCGGGCGCTGACGGGCGACGAGAACGGGCTGCTGAACCGCCTGCGCGGCTGGAACGAGTGGCTGATCAACAACATTCCGCAGCTCGCCGAGAAGTTCTCCACGTACCTCGTGCCCGTGCTCCGGGACACGAAGCAGATTTGGCTGGATATGGTTGAGATTCTGAAGGACGTTGCCTCCGGCGTCATCCGCTTCATCGGCACGGTTTCGGACGACGCGACGCTAAAGGCGGGCGCTGTGAATATCGAGAACATAGGCCGCGCTCTCGACAAGGTTTCCGGCGCGATCCGGGGCGTCATGGACTGGTTCGCCAGCGTCGCGCACTTTATCGACACGCACCCCTGGGCCCTGCGGCTGCTCGGTGCGGGCGTCGGAGCGATCGCGGGCACGGCGGCGGGTGCTCCACTCGCGGGTGTGGGGGCGTTGCCGGGCGCGGTAATCGGCGGCGTGGGAGGTTTCCTGCTTGGTGACGTGGCCACGGGGAAGCCTCTGTTCGAGGGCGCGGCCAACGATCTATCCTCGAAGTCCGGGATACAGGCCGCGATTGCCGTCGGCGCTGCGCAGGCGGGAATCTCCCCCGCGCTGGCGCTGGCAGTCGCCTCTCGCGAGAGCGGCTTTAACCCTACGGCGACGGGCACGAAGGGCGACTATGGGCTGTTCCAGCTTATGCCCGACACGGCGAAGGCGCTCGGCGTCGACCAATACGACCCCAAGTCGAACATACGCGGCGGAACGAACTATTTAAGCCAATTGCTGAAGCGCTACGGCGGCGACGAGCGCAAGGCGCTGGAGGCGTATAACTGGGGGCCGGGCCGGGTCGACAGCGGGCAGCCCGTGCCGCAGTCGGTTCAGGACTACGCGACGGACGTGATGCAGCGCGAGCAAAGTTTTAGCATTACGATTAACGTGCAATCGCAGGCAGACCCGGCGCAGATCGCGGACCACGTTACAAGATCAATTAAGCGTATGTCGCAGATAGGGATTCAGCAGTCGAAGGGGGCTCTGGCGCACTCGTGAGCACGCAAGCCACAATCAGCACGTTGCTTTCGCTGGCAAACTGGCAGCTGCTTCGAATGCAGGACGTGCCACCGGAGGACGTGGCACCGCCCACGACGGTGCCCTACCGCCCGCAGCAGTGGGCGAGCGCCCCGCAACAGGTTTCGCTGAAGGTGACGACGCAGACGTCGCAAGCACAAACAGCTCCTTCCGCGTTCTCGGACGAGGCAGTTAGCAGCGACATACTATTCGCCGGAGCCACGCCGGGCGCGGTCGCGGGAACTACAACTCCAACGACGACAACCTACTTTTTCGACGCCGTGGTGGCGACGGACCACTACCTCGCCAGCCGCTTTACCGACCATCCCGTCCAGTCGGGCGCTAGCGTGACCGACCACATTTACGAGCTTCCGCCCCGGATTGTTTTGGAGATACTGATGTCCGATGCGCTGGACAGCTTTGTGCACGGGCAGTACGCGACCAACCAGTCGAAGTCGGTTTCCGCCTACCAGACCCTGGTCGCCATTAAAAAGCTGCGCACCCCGCTCGTGCTTACCACCCGTCTGGCGACGTACGAGAACGTGCAAATTGAGGAAATTCGCTCTCCCGACACGAATGCGACCTACGCCGGGTTGCGGGTTACGGTTGTGTTTAAGCAGATTAATCTTGCTACCGTCGCTACAAACACAGTTAGCGTTCGGCCCAGCGTTACCTCCACCACGAACAAGGGCACGGTACAGACGCAAACGGTAAGCGCGGCGGTTTCTGCCACTCACGCAGAGCCCGTTGCCACGCCGACGACGTTTCCGGGCGTGTCGACGAACGTTGCCAACCCGAATCCGAAATGGCACAGCGACCCGTTCGCGCCCGGCGCGTTCGGCACGCATCAGGTGCCCACGGGGCACTAAACGAAATAATGGCCCAACAGATCTTACCGCTCGACAGCAGCCCGAACCAATCGCTGGCCTGCGTCTTGAACGTGGACGGTAAGCCGTTGCCGCTCGGGTTTACGTTCCGGTACAACGAGATCGCGGACTATTGGATCATGGCGATATTCAGCCGCACTGGGGTATTGCTGATAAATTCGCTGCCGCTGGTCACGGGAAACGACCCCGCGTGCAACATACTGGGAAAATTCGCGTATCTCGGGATTGGCTCCGCCTTTGTAATTAATGTGAGCGGAACACTGGCGCGAAACTACCCGGGCGCGAGCGACTTGGGCTCGGACTTCATCTTGATATGGGGGGACACTCCGCTTGAGTAGTTTGGCGATCGTGCCCGGCGCTGCCGTATTCGGGCGGAAATATGAGCTGACGCTGTCGGATCCGTCCCCGGACGGCGCGAGCGTGGAGATTTTCACCATTTCCGACAGCGGGGACGAGCCGGAGGCGCTGCGGATTGCGTTCGACATATTCACTCCTTGTTTCTCTGCGTATTGGTGGGCGACGATCGACATCTATAATCTTGACGTTACGTTCGTGGATCGCCTGCTGGCGGACGCCTCGCAGATTCGGCAGGGCTTGACGGTCACGCTGAAGGCAGGATACGCGAACGGGAACTTCGACATTGTATGGCAGGGACCGATATTCCAGCCCCTTTGGTCGCGGGAGAACGTGGTGGACTTTAAGCTCTCCTTGAATTGTATCTTCAGTTTAGCATCGGTACTAAGCGGCAGCGAGGATGCCGCCCCTAATGCTGCGCTAGGGGCCAACCAGACAGAGATCGTACGGCAGATTATCCGCAATCTCGGACTACACGAGGATTTCGTGGCTACGGATTTAAATCCGAAAAAGCTCTCGCGAGGCAAGAAAATGTTCGGGTCGCCGGACAAATACCTTAACTGGATCGCAGAGGATAATCAGATGGTATGGTTTCTCTCTCATCGCGGGCTATCAATGGGCCGACTGGACGATCCTGCGGTCTCGAACGATCCTGCGGTTATCTACACGCCGACGACGGGGCTCGTCGGTACGCCGGAGCAGACGCAGAACGGGGTGAACTTCCGGGTCCTGCTAGACCCGCGTTTGCAGGCGCGTATACCGCTAATGGTCGCCGCGATCCGGCAGAGCGCCATCCGCGAGGCGAAGAAGCAGCTCGGGGAGCTGATACTCCCGCTGGACCAGGACGGTCAATACGTCGTCGGCGCAGTGCGGCACGTGGGCGATTCGCGGGGAGGTCCGTGGTACACGGACGTTACGGGCTATACGAGGATCGAGGACGCAATGGCGTGGGGCGCATTGAACGCGAATTTGTACCGATGAGCTCGCCGAGCTTTCTCACAATACCGGATCGGCTCGGGCTCCCCGACGGGCCGCTGCGGGAGCGCGTCTGGCAGCTGCTTTGCGAATTGCGCGTTGCGCTACCCTGCATTGTGCAGTCGTTCGACTCGGTGAAGCAGACGGTCTCGGTTCGGCCTACGGTGATGGAGCGATTAAACAAGTACGCGGAAGGGGTTCCCATTCCAACGGATACGGACATCGGTGTTATTGACGACGTGCCGATCATGCCGTTCCGGGCGGGCGGCTTTGTGCTTACCATGCCCGTGCAGGCGGGCGACGAGTGCCTGGTCGTGTTCGCCGACATGGATATGAGTTCCTGGTGGGCGAAGGGCGGCGTGCTAAACTTGCAGGAGGACCGCCGACGGCACGACCTCTCGGACGGCTTTGCCATATTGGGGCCTTGTTCAAAGCCGAACGCGGTGCCGAACTACTCTGCGACAGCGGCGGAGTTGCGCTCGCTGGATGGCGCGGTTACAGTTTCCGTCAAGCCGGGGGAGATAGATATTACTGCGCCCGTGGTTAAAGTGATGGGCGCTACGGAGGTTGACGTGAGCAGCTCCACGCTCGTCAACATTAACGGTAGCGGGCACACGACCATTGAAGGAAAGAATTTCCTCACTCACCAGCACACGGGCGTGCAGGCGGGCGGAGCGAATTCGGGGCCGGTAGTATGAGCCAGATTACCTATCGGCAACTAGGCCCAAACAACGACCCCATCTGGACCAGCTATCTCACGGACTTGGACGCCGTTGGTCAGGCCATCCTGACCCGGCTTCGGTTGTTCGAGGGCGAGTGGTGGGCGGACAAGTCGGACGGCCTTCCGCTTTGGCAGCAGATACTCGGCGTCTCCGGCGCGAATTCTCGGCAACAGCAGATCAGCCTTCTGATCCAGCAGCGGATTCTTGGCACTCCGTTCGTTACGAGTCTGAGCAACGTGCAGGTAAGCTACGACGGGAACGCCCGTAGTTTTTCATTCTACGCGGTGGTGCAGACGCAGTTCGGCAGCATACCGATTTCGTCGTCAGGACAGGTGTAAATTCTATGGCCTACACTCCGCCTTCGATCGGCGCTACGGGACTGACGGTTCCGGTGTACCAGGACCTTATCGATTTCTACGAAGCGAACGCGCAAAGTATCTTTGGACCGGGCGAGTTCCTGGGGAACGACTCGGCGCTGTTTCAGATGATGAGCATCTTTGCGCTTACCGTTGCCGACGCCTACGGAGGCTTGCAGCTAGATTTTAACAACCACAGCCCGAACTTCGCCGTCGGCGCGGCGCTGTCCTCGCTCGTGGAGTTGAACGGGCTGTCCCGCAAGGTCGCCAGCTTCTCCACCTGCACAGTGACGGTTTCTGGCGTTCCGGGCACGACGATTAATAATGGACTTATACGTGATTCAGTTCCGCAGCAGGGGGCGCTGTGGTCGCTGCAAAGCGCGGTGGTCATTCCTTCGGGCGGCTCGGTGGATGTGGTAGCTACGTGCCAGACCGTCGGCGCTCTAAACGCGCTTCCTGGGCAGCTTAACAATATCGCTTCGCCCACGGCGGGCTGGACCGGGGTAACGAACGCGAACGCCGCGACGCTCGGGCAGCCCGTCGAGACCGACAGTCAGCTACGCACTCGGCAAGCCATCTCGACCGAGGGCCCGGCGAACACAATTTTCGCAGCCACGCTGGCGGCGGTCGCGGCGGTCGCGGGGGTTACGCGCTCGACGGGCGACGAAAATCCTACGAACGTGGTGAACGCGAACGGCAATCCTCCGCACTCGATAACGATGGTTGTCGAGGGCGGCACGGATACGGACGTGGCGCAGGCCATCTACGACCGAAAGAGCTTGGGTTGCTTCACCAACGGGTCAGTGCACGTCTCGGTTACCGATCCGAACAGTGGCGTGGTGCAGGTGGTCAGCTTCCTGCGCCCCACGCTCGTGCCGATTTACGTCACGCTCGGCGTGCACGCGCTGCCCGGATACGCGTCGGCGATCTCTACCGCGATCCAGAGCGCCGTCGTGGACTACCTTAACAGCTTGTCGATAGGGGAGCTGGTCACGCAATCGGCGCTGTACGCGGCGGCCATGTCGGTTACGCCAAACCTTCAAAACCCCCTGTTCTCGGTTCGCTCGCTGACGCTGGGCATCATTCCTTCGCCGAGCACGACGGTGGACATACCCATGAATTTCAATCTTGTCGCGCAGGGTATCGCGGCGAACGTGGCGGTGAACTCGGTCTAATCCCATGTCTGCCGTCAATCTCATTTATTTAGTTGATGCCTCAGGCCAGCAGTGGCTCGTCACTTGCGACGACAACGGGCAGCTTTCCACCGTGCAGGTGACGGGGCAAGTTGCCGTGGCCTCGCTGCTGGTCCTGGACTCGGTTACCGCGCAAGTCTGGCAATTGACCGTGGTCCCGAACCCTCCGCCGGGCGGGTACAGCTGGGGCGACTTGCGGGTGGATGTCGTGGCCCTGGTGACTACGGTCACCGGGCTTCTGGTCGCCAGCCCGAGCGGAATTCTCTTTAATTTGGTCGTGGTTTCCGGGGCCATACAAACCGTTCTCGCCGCCGCGCCCGTCGCAAGCGGCGCGGCGACGGGTCCGTTTAACGTGCTGAATTTCACTGCCAGCGCTACTTACGTTGGAGGCGTAAGTGGCGTGCAGCTTCCATGTGCGCCGGGCGACTCCGTAACGCTTACGGCGACCATACGCTGGCTGGCTGGCGCGGCGCGTCCCACGATTGGACTTTGGTTTTTCGATGCTACGTTGACAAATAGTTTTGGAGCAATTGAAATCTGTTCTCCGAATACGGATCGCGGTTGGCACATTGGAACGGTCACTGTTGACGCGCCCGTAGGTGCGGCGGTTATGGTGCTGGCTACGATTTGCAAGGATCTGCTTGCTAGCGGTAAAAGCTACTTTGTCGGGTTTTCTCCGAACGCCTCGGGGCCGTTCGGCCCAGCGGGAAACTTAAGCACTCCGGCAACGTGGGAAGTTAGTGACTACAGGATTACACAGAACGGGCGGGCGCTCTATGCGCCGTTGGACACGTTTAATCCTAACACTGTAATTGGTGCGTTAAATGGTGTAACCGCACTAACTGTCGGTTCAGGGTACCAAGTTGACGACGCTATAACCTTATTGCAGGCGGGTGCATCAGGAGGAACTGTTGTTGTGGGAGGAATTAACGCGGGCGGCGCTATCGCATTTATTGAAGGTGGCAATAGTGGGAAAGGATACAGCGTCGCCGCCAGTGTGCCCTCGACAAGTCCGCACGGCTCGGGCGTAGACTTCCAGATCGTGGCCGTACAGAATGTAGCTATTCCCGCTGCAACGGTCGTGCGAATAAAGGAGTTCGTCTTCCCGCTCTACTACCTTTCGCTGCTCACGAGCCAATACCAGCAAGCGCCGAACTTCTACGCTTGGATGGCGGCGCTGATAGGCCCGGTCGTCGACCTGCTCGCCTTGGAGCAGGAGGCATACCTGGCGTTCGACATTGACCTGGCGGTCGGAGCGCAGCTCGATGTGCTCGGGCAGATAGTCGGCGCGAGTCGCATCCTGCCCTTCCAGCCCACCAGCACGAACTTCATCGTGGGCTCGCAGGGAGCCTTCGGAAGCTTGCCGTGGATGGATGGTAACTTCACGATACGAGATGGGTCACTGGCCGACCCGATGGGCGGAAACACGGCATCCTCATTAGTCGGTAAAACTACGGATAGTTTCATCAACCAACTTGTCATTTCTCCTTCTGTTGCAAGTCAGGCCGTCGCTTTCTCCGTGTACTTGCGGGTTCCTTCGGGAACTCGAATGGTGAATATCTATATTTTGAATCAAGTTTCCGTGACTCGCGTTGGGGTAACGGCAAACCTTACGACCGCATGGCAGAGATTCTCGGCAACGGTTACTATGGCCGCGACAGACACTGCCGCCAACATCCAAATTGGCGGCGGTGGAACTGTGGGCATTGGTGCTGAGATTGACGTTTGGGGTGCTCAGTTCGAGTTCGGCGGCTCGACCACACCATACGTGAACTCCACGATTACCCCCGTGCTTTCGGACATGGATTTCCGCATCCTGCTCCTGGCGAAGATAGCGCAGAATCAGTGGGACGGTTCCTCGCAGGCGCTCTATGACCTGCGGCGGCTGATCTTTCCAGACGGTAGATTATCGATCATTGACAACCAGAACATGTCGCTGACGCTGATTCTCGCGGGCGTGTTTAGCTCCCTTCAGAAAGATATGATCCGAAATGGCCTGATATTTCCCCGGCCCGAGGGAGTGCTGATCAACTACACATTCGCGAATCTGCCGCTGTTCGGGTTCGACCTTAACAACGCCACGATAGCGGGATTCGACTTAGGACATTTCGCGTAACTAGAGGAGAGGCAGCATGGCAGGCACAGACAATTTCCAGATTTTTAACCCGAATGCCACTAATCAAGAGAACGACGCGGCCTACCTTGCTGACTCCTTGCGCACCAACGGAGCGCCAACCGATGGCATTTGCCCTTCGCCTACGTTCAACAAGTTCGCTTACCAGCAGTCAATATTTGCAAAAGCCTTTGCCGATATGCTGGCGAACAAGGGCTATAGCCCGAACGATGGCTCCGCCGCGCCCGGCTCGGCGCTGGCGAACCTGGTTAATGTGTTCGCGAACGTGATGACCCAGGCGGACATGGCAGTCTTCGCCCGCCTACTCTCACCGATTTTTACTGGCGTGCCCCAAGCGCCTACGCCCGCACCCGGCGATAATTCTACGAAGATTGCCACGACCGCGTTCGTCACCGCATTGCTATCTCTCGGCTTCACGTTTTTGGCGAGCGTAAACGGATACTTCAAATTTCCCTCTGCGCTCGGAGGGTTCGTATTGCAATGGGCGGTGGGCTTTAGCATTCCCGCGAACCAGCCCTCCACCGCCGCCTCGCAAACCATCAATTTTCCGATTCGCTTCCCAACGGCCTGCCTTTTCACGAACGTATCCTCGCGCGTAGGTGATACGAGCGGTAACTGGGACGGGGCATGGCAGTGCGTCGGAGCGCCGACAGTAATCGGGCAACTAGTAAATTGGCAAGCTATCAATACGTCATTGAGTGGTGCTGGCACGGCCCCTTTGTTGCTAGCGTTTGGATACTAGAGAAAGGTAGCTCATGGATTTTATTACAGCAAAAGATTTCGTGCGGTCGCGCTACCCGCGTGCCGTTTGCCACGGCCCAGTGAATATCCTTTGTTGCGCGGAGGGCGAAAATGTCAAGAGATTCGTGATTCTCGGCGATCCTACGCGGCAGCTGGGCGAGGGCGAAACCGAGGAAGCGGCCTGGGCGAATGTTGCGAAAACTTTGAAGGAGACATCGAAATGAAGAAGCTGCTTGCGCTGCTAACACTAGTGATACTTTCTTCGGTAGCTTGCCCGGGGCAGCAGAACTTCATGACCGTGACGGCGTCGAACATCCTCACGACGCTCAGCGGCCAGCCGCAGCCGCTCCCCTCAGGCTCGATCATCTTCCAGCCCACGGACCTGAACGGGAACCCCGTGGGCTACCAAGTCGGCGGCGGCGGGCAGCTGGTCAGCTTCCCGACCGTCTGCTCCATTGTCGCCGGGGCGATCACGGGCAGCTGCCAGCTGGCGAACGTCTCGATTACGAACCCGATGAACGTCTGCTTTAACACAACTGTCAAGGACGGCTCTAACCGCGTCGTCCTCGGCGGGCCCGGTAGCGGGTACAACTGCGTCCAGCCGCAGACCACGAACAGCTGGTGCGCGAGTGGCATCTGCAACTTCGACAGCTTTGTGCCGTCGATACCGGGCGCGGCGCTGGCCCTATTGGGCCCGGCCCGCACGTTCTCGCTGGGCGGCGTCTACGCCTCCACCTGCCCCAGCGGGCAGGCGTTTAACGGCCTCGCCGACGGCACGGGGCGGTTCTCCTGCGTATCGACGAGCGGCGGAGGCGGAGGCGCGGTCTCGGCGGTCTTCGGTCGTACGGGCGCGGTGGCGGCGCAGACGGGCGACTACACGGTGGCGCAGGTGACGGGCGCAGCGCCCTCGTTCAACCCGTCGTTTACGGGCACGATCACGCTTCCGATTACCGGCATCAATCAGTGCCTCCACGTCAACTCTTCGGGCCAAATCAGCGGCACCGGAATCGACTGCGGCTCGGGCGGAGGCGGCGCGGTCGCGTCGGTTTTCGGCAGGTCTGGCGTGGTGATCGCCGCGATCGGCGACTACACGGTTTCCCAGGTCACCGGGGCGGCCCCATCCGCCAGCCCCGCGTTCAGCGGCGCTCCGACCGCGCCGACGGCGACTGTAGGCACGAACACGACGCAGCTCGCCACTACGGCATTCGTACTTGCCAATCAGGCCGTGGCCAGTGTCTTTGGACGTACAGGAGCAGTCGTCGCAGCGGGCGGTGACTACTCCGTAGCGCAGGTGACGGGCGCAGCTCCGCTAGCTAGCCCGGCGCTCAGTGGCACGCCGACCGCGCCCAACGCCACGGTAAGTACCAACACGACGCAAATAGCCACTACGGCGTACGTCCTGGGCCAGCTGGCCTCGACGCTGCCCGTGATGGACGGCGCGGCGGCGGCGGGGACCTCGCTGCTAACGTCCCGCGCGGACCACGTGCATCCCAGCGACACCAGCCGCGCCCCGACTGCGAGCCCCGTCTTTACCGGGACTATCACTACGCCGATTACGAACGCCCCTGCGCTCAGCACGGGCGGCGGCGGTGTTGTCGTTGCGGCGACGACGAGCGGCTCCGGTGCGCTGGCGCTCGTTACTAGTCCAGCTTTGCTAGGTACACCGACTGCGCCGACAGCTGCGCCGGGCACGAACACCACGCAGCTATCAACTACGGCTTTCGTAACCGCCGCCATCGCCGCCGGGGTGAGCCCGGGCGGCACGGCAGGTGGTGATCTTACGGGAACCTACCCGAACCCGAACGTCGCCCGCGTAAACGGCGTCACCATGCCGATCAGCGGTACAGTCCTAGGCACAAATGGTAGTGGGCAGATCGTGACCGCCACGACGACGGGAACGGGCGCGATTGTCGCACTGGCTGCCAGCCCCTCGCTTACCGGAACGCCTGTAGCGCCCACGGCCGGCGTTTCCACTAACACGACGCAAGTAGCCACAACTGCGTTCGTCTTGGGTCAGGTCGGCACGGCAACACCGCTCATCAACGGCACCGCTGCCGTCGGTACGTCGTTGCTCTACGCCCGGCAGGACCACGTACATCCGATCGACACTACCCGCGCACCGCTTGCATCGCCGAATTTTACTGGAGTGCCTAGCGGACCCACGGCAACGCCAGGTACCAGCTCGACGCAGTTCGCCACAACAGCCTTTGTCGCCGCCGCCATAGTGGCTCCGGGCGTGTCAACGGAATTCCTTTACAACAACGGCAGCGGCGTGACGAGCCCGGTCACGGGCAGCACGGTGGATGGGAGTTTTAACGTCCACTTCCCCGCGAACGTCGACATCGCCAGCGGGTGCTACAGCATCGGCGGCGTGTGCATTCCCAGCACGCCGACGACGATCCCCGGCATCAACGGGCAGGTGATGTACAAGTTCGGTGGTGCTCTGGCGGCGAGCTCGGGGTTCACGTTCGACCAGTCCACAGGAAACATTGTCGTCGGTGGTACCGTAACCGCTGCCGGATTTATCTCCACCGGGGCAGGCAGCTGGTTCGTGCAGTCTCCCTTCGGCGCGGCAACGCACGCGGGCGTGGCGGGGCAGAACCTCACCACGTTCGACTCCGGCACGGGTGACTTATTCTGCTCGGCCAACGGCGTCACACCCGACTATTGCCGTACCTCGTTTTCTAAGATCATTACGGGCGGCAATGCTAATGCGCTATCCATCACTTCGGGCGGCTCGCTGATAGCTACCGGGACTGGGACCATTTCAGCCACTAGCGTGACCGGGTTCTCGCCAACGGCGGGTAAGACGCTTAGTCTCACCAACACACTTACACTCTCCGGTACGGACGGCTCGACGATCAACGCCGTTACGGGCGGGACAGTTAGCTATGTCGGCAGCTTCCCCGCCACGGCGCACCTTATTGGTACCAACGGGTCGAATTTACCCATCGTGGCCACGGCGGTAGACGTTGCTGCCGTGCAATATGTGGCTGCCGCAGGAGCGGTTAACGTACTTACCGCCACGCTCGCGCCTGTGCCCGCCTCGCTGACCACTGGTCTGCAAGTGCGCATTCTGCCGAACCTGGCCAACACCACGACGACGCCAACCCTAAACGTCAACGCGCTGGGCGCGAAGACAATCACGAAGCTGGGCACCGCCGCGCTGGCGGCTGGCGACATCACCACGACGGCGATCGCCATATTGGTCTATGATGGGACGGAGTGGCAATTGCAGAACCCGCAGACTGGGACGGGCGGTGGCGCCGGGACCGTTACTACCACGGGGTCGCCCGCCAGCGGCAACCTTTCCAAGTTCTCCGGCGCAGCGTCGATCACCAACGCCGACCTGACTGGAGACGTTGGCACAACGGGCACGTTGGTTACCACTTTGGCTTCGGTCGGTTCCCCCGGGTCCTGCGGCGACGCCACCCACAGCTGCGTCATTACTTTTGATGCCAAAGGTCGCGAGACCGCCCAGACCAGCACCGCTATCTCTGCTGTAGGCGGCGCTGTGGGCGCGGCGATCACTTCCTCCACCACCGTCACCGTCACTAACCCGACCGCCGCCACTGATACGCAGTTGACGGAGCTCTCGCTGCCCGGCGGGTACCTGAACCTGGCGGGGCAGGCCGTCGTTATCCACGGCGGCGGCGTCTACTCCACCGGGGCCGCGTCCTCGCCGACCATCACCATTTCGGCCAAGCTCTGCACCGTCTCCGGCTGCGGTAGCGGCACCGTGGTACCCCTTTCCGCCATCGCCAGCGGGGCGGCCTCGGCCTCGGCCACGACGAACGCGCCCTGGAACTTCACGGTTAGCGCCGTGACCAACGCGGCGGGAGCCACCGGCAACCTGATCGTCAAGGGCTCGCCCGGGCTAGCCGTGGACCTGTCGAACGTGGTCTCGGCGGCGGCGACGGTCTACCCCGACGTCAACACGGCGGTCAGCTCGAACATCGACCTCACCGCCCCGCTGTTCCTCGACTACACCGTGGCGCTCTCCGCCACCGGGGCCTCGAACATCGTGAAGCAGCAGTACGCGCTGATCGCCCCGCAAACCTCAGCCCCTCCGCCCGACGTCATCAGCTACCAGGTGCCCGGGACGACCAGCGCGGTCACCGCCGTGAGCGGCGTCGATACCACGCTATACACGGTGACCCTGCCAGCCAACCTGTTCTGCCCCGGCTGCGGCGTGCACATCCTGGCCGCCGCCCGCCACCAGACTGGGACTACCTCTACCAACTGGCAGCTGAAATTCGGCAGCGCTTCTAACTTTAACTTGACCACCAACACCGACGGCACCGCGTCGCAGCGGTTCGACGTGAACATCATGGAGGACCCGGTCATCGCCAACACGCAGTACCTGTACCAGGAGGGCGGGCAGCGCGGGTCCACCCTGATCACCAACTCTCCCGGCCCCACGACCTACACACAAACCACATCGGGCACCATCGTGCTGACATTCAGCATCAACCAGGCGGCGACCGAGACCTTCACGCCGCAGGAGTTTCTCGTGACGAGGTTCCAACACTAAAATGAGAAGATTGACTCTAGTTCTCGCGCTTCTCTGCGCGTCGGCAGCAGCGCTCGCACAAAGCTCCGGCGGCAGCGGCAACGCGATCGGCGGGGCAGCCACCGTGGCGACGGGCTCCACCGGGGGCTCTGCGCCCATCGTCACGTTCTTCAACCCGTCGAACGCGTTCCCCGTGCAGGGGGCGACGGTAACCCTCGCCTACACGGTCACGGGGGCCGCGTCCTGTAGCATTAATAATGGCATCCTGACGCTCACGACCCCGTGCCCCGCCAGCCCGACCAGCGCCTTCACACCCCCGTTCTCCGCGCCCGGCCCGACGGTCACCACCTACACTTTTTGCGCGCAGAACGCCTTCGGCACGGCCTGCGCCTCGGCGAACGTCACCGTCAGCGCCGCCATCCTAAGCGGCGACGACTCGCGCTACTGCTCGGTGCTGGAGTTGGCGGCTTTCCCAGGTGGCGTGACGACGGACGGGCCCGTGGACCTGTTTAAAATTTGCAACTACACGGCGATCAGCTCCACGCCCTCGCCCGGCGTGGTGCACACGGTTGGGTACTCGGGCGGGGTAGCCACGTGTGGTACGGCCAACGCTGACTGGGACACGGCCATGAGCACTGCGTCCTGTGGCGACATTATTAAAGTGGCCCAAGGCTGCGCCAAGACTAATTGCTCCACCACTAGCGGGTGCATACTGCCCGCGAAGCACTGCGCGAAGTCGCAGACCATTCTGGTGGAATCGGTAGACCCAGCCACGGGCGTGCCCGACGTGGGGTTCCCAGGCGAGGGGCTGCGGGTCACGCCGTGCGACGCGGGCCTGGCAACGTTCCTTACCGGATACCCGGACTACTCCGCCGACTGCACGGCGCGGGGAGGACCCAAGAACCGTCTGTTCAAGATACAAAGCACCAGCGCTACCACGCCCGCGCTCGCGGCCTACGACGGCAACGCTGTAATCCCCACCTGCGACGTTACCACGTTCCCCTGCAACCAAGGCTGGCGGCTGCAAGGGCTAGACCTTACTACGGTCGCGGGCACACGCACGTCGCACAAGCTCTTGGAGTTGGCCGGGGCGGACCACATGATCGCCGACCGGGTGTTCATACACTGTCAGGATGACCCATTGTTTCGCGTCGAGTGCCAGGGGGGAGTAAATTTTAACGGTACCCACTTATCGCTCATTAATTCCTGGGTTGGCCCCGTCATGTGCGCCAACGCGCCCTCTGGCACCACCTGCATCGACTCGCAGATGGTGGCGGGCGGCGTGGGCCCGTTCCCGCAGTATGCCCATAAGATTGTTAATAACTTCGGGGCTTCGGCGGGGGAGTGCTGGTTCTGGGGCGGGGGGCAGGAGGCGTACTTCCCGACGGCGGATAACCCGGACGGCGTGGTTTCGGACACAGAAGTAAGGCGGAACTTTTGCATGCACCCGCTGGCCTGGTTCCTTGCGTCCCAGTCGCCCGCGATCACGCTTACGGCGGTAAACACGACGGGCGTGTTCACGGGAACGATTATCGGCGGCACCAACAACGCGCTGGTGGGGAAAACGTTTAAGACTTCTGGGTTTACGAACGCCGCAAACAACCTCGCCGTGTCCCTGGTGACGGCGTCGACGGCCTCCACAATTTCTTTCGCTGCTACGACGGTTACGGAAAGCGGCGTCGCAGCAGGGAAGGCCACGCAGTCCGAGCCGCACTGGGACCCGAAGAACCTGGGCGAAACGAAGTCCACGGTGCGGGGCGTATGGGAGGCGAATGTTAACTACTATTCCTGGCAGGGGTTCCAGTCGGACCAACCCGGCGCGGGGCTGCTGATTACTCCGAAGAACCAAAGTCAGAAACTTTCGCTCAGCGGCGCTCTTTCTGGCTCCGTATTAACGGGTTCGACTTCAAGCGGTCTGTTCTACATTAACTGCCTGAAAACGGGCGTGGCATGCTCGTCCAGCGGCGGTAACATGTTCACCTGCGGCTTCGACCCCAACGCCATCCCGGACTGGACCGGAACAGGTACTGCGGTCTCCAGCTGCGGCGAGATCGTCGCCTTCCCTTGCACTGCCGGAACGGCTGCGCAGCCGGGCCCGTTTACGCTTACCTCGGTCAACACGACGGGCGTCTACCAGGGCACCATTACCGGGGGCGCGGCGAACGCGCTAGTCGGTTGGGCCGTGGAAATTAAGGGCTTCGTGAACGACGCCAACGGCTCCAGCAGCCCGAAGCGCGGCGTGATCACAGCCTCTACTTCCACTTCCTTCACCATTAGCGCTACGACCGTCTCCGAAACCCACGCCGCCACCGCCGCCGCCATCAGCAACCCGCAGTGTCCCGGGTCTTACGTAAAGCACTGCGCTTCGGCGGGAGACCAGACGCGCTGCGCCGTCATTGTCGGCGGGCTGGGCGGCACCTACTACCATATACAGCAGGTGATCAATTCGGATCAAGTGCAAGTGGTGGAAAACTCCACCAGTGTCGTGGGTGTGGTGCCGCTGGCTTATAAGCGAGCCTTAAGCCCCTTCGCCGTCGTGCGGGACGTGGTGGTAAGGTACGGCATCATCGCTCATACAGCGAATGGCATGCAAATTTCCAGCGCTGGCGACGACGGCGGATCGGAGGCTTTGGGCGTACACGAAATCTACGTCCACGACATGCTGGGCTACGACATTAATTCCTCCGTTTTCGATAACAACAACTCCTGCTGCAACAACGGCTATTGGTTCCAAACCTTGAGCGGCACGGCGGTGCCCTCCACCGCGCCCTCGGACCTTAACGTATCGCACAATTCGGTGCAGATTATAGGATTTACGTCCAGCCACCAGTCTGGGCTCGCTGGCATCTTCGACAATGTATGTAGGAATCCCACGAGTGGGACGTTGTGCGCCAACGGCGTGGTGCCAATGTTCACGTCAGGATTAACCCTTAACAATAATCTCGCCGCCGCCGCCCTACACGTCACCAACGGCTCGGGGAACTTCGCCGTGAACACGCTGGCGTTCGGCCTGGGCTTCTACGGCTGCGCGGGGCACGACGCCGTAACGGGCTGCAACTACTCGGTGCATCGTAACGTTACGCTACAGGGCATTTGGTCGGGGCAGACGACCCAACTTCCTAACGTCAATCTTTTGGGCTCGAACACGGTCGAGGCCTGTAGCTGCACGACCGCCGCCCAGGACCCGGTTAACGGGCACTGCACGGGCACGCCGGGCACGCCCGCCACGTGGGCCTGGAGCGCTCCGGTCGGCACGGGCTCGCTCGACGCCTGCGACCGCGCGGCGGGCTACAACAGCGTCTTTAACAATTACGACCCCAACGGCGGGCCCACGAACGATATGCAGCTACCGTCCAACAGCCCCTACAAGGGGATTGGGTTCGGCGACGGCCTGGACTTGGGCGCGAACGTGTCCACGGTGCTCTCTGACACTGCCGGAGTGGCTTACCCCTTCGTATACCCTACACTAATTATTGACGGGTTCTTCGGGAACGTCACTTGCACGAACGGTGCGAACTGCGTCCTTCCCGCCGCAACGAACGGGGCCTTTTACACGATTACGCTCCACGCCACGGCAGGAGCTTCCCCGTACAAGCGTTGGACCGTGGTGACGGGTTCGCTGCCGACGGGGCTAACCTTAAACGCCGGGACAGGCGCGATCTCCGGTGTACCGACGGTGCCGGGTACTTCGACGTTCTCGGCAGGCGTCGAAGACGCAGCGCACCAGACGGACACCCAGCCCTACGCTCTTACAGTCAACTAAATTTTATGTATTTCTGGGCCAATGCTACTTGGAAGTGGATTTTAAAACTCCTGCTGGGGGGGTTGACCGCTATGAATATTAGAATACAGACTGGAAGAACACCGGAAGAACGCCTAGCGGCGGTGGCGGTGGAAGTAGTGAAGCGAATGCAGAAAAATCATGGTCGGTTGCCCGACTATGCTGATTTTGCCAAGGAATTCAAAAGCTATCTGTTGGAATTGGACGTAAAGGCACGCCTGGAGGAAAACGCCGTGGCTCTGCGATTAGAACTTACGAAGCGAAGGGTGGATTTGGAAAACATATTGCAATCCATATCGTTCTCAGATGAATTTTGAGTCGTCTCTGCTTCCGGCGATCACAGCCCTGATTTTCGGGGCAGGGGGTACTTACTTTTGGATTAAGCAGTCCCGGAAGGACGTGGACGGTCTGGGCGGAAAGTTCGGGCGGGAGGCGAAGCAGTCGGCCTGCCGCCACCACAATATCACTATGGCGATCCTTTGCGTGGCGAAGGATGACGAGATGCGGTTTAAGCTGGCGGAAATTCTAAAGGAGCCTGTGGACTAAAGGAGAGTAGCGATGATTAAATCACAGATAGGACTATACGTTTTCTTCTACATCGGAGCAGCTTTCCACGTGCTGCTGCGGGCGGGGTTCGCCATTCGCAATCCGGTCAACCCCATCACCAACCGACGGGCATTTCTAAAACAGTATTGGGATACCATCCTGATCCGGGCGGCCATAGCCACGGGCCTTTTCGCGTTCTGGCTGGGACACTCCACGGCCATCAACAGCATCCTGGCGTATTTCAACAACCCGTTGAAATTCGACTTCGACGTGCCGGTGACATTCGCCACGTCGTGGGGCTTCGGGTTCCTCATCGACCAGCCGCTGGACTCGCTGCAATCCGTGATTGCCACGAAGCCCTCGCTGGCATGGTTGAACACGATCATTCGCGGACAAATTCCGCAATACGCCGCTGCCATCGTTGTCGCGGAGCCAGTGGTCGCGGCGGTAGTTGTAACACCTGCCGTCACGGACAAGGATAAGGAGGCGAAGCCATAATGGACCCAATTTCCCTGCAACGCCTTAGTGAAGCCGCGCCCGAGTTCCGACGGCGAGCAGTGCGAATGACCGATGCGCTGGCCCAAGAAGGTATCCCGATCCGCTGGACGGAAGTGCTTCGTTCTTATACCCGGCAGGCGCAGCTTTACGCGCAAGGCCGCACAGCGCCCGGTAGACGGGTTACCAATGCACCGCCCGGCGAGTCCGTGCACGAGTACGGGGGTGCGGGCGACTGCGCACCGCTGACCCTTCCGCATGGACAACCAGATTGGAACGAGACCCACGATGCTTGGAAGCGCATTGTGGCCGTCGGCGAGAGCTGCGGGCTGCGGGCAGGTGCGCGGTTTAAGCACAACCCCGACGCGCCGCACTTCGAGTTGCCGGAAATGCCGGCGAAGCCGACCGACGCGATGCGAACACTGCTCGCGACGCATGGACTTGTGGCAGTGTGGGCGGCGGCTAGGGTTATCGAACCTATTGCCGCGTTCGCAATGGAAACAAAGACGGAAGAAGTGGCAAAAGCGCCAACAAAATCTACCAAGGAGAAACAATCATGAAGACTGACTTGAAAACCTTCGTCCTGCGCCTGCTGGCGCTGAACGTCATTGTGCTTTGCATCCTGCTAACCACGGGGTGCAACGCGAGCTGGACCGCCCAAGCCATCAGCATCGTCGCGATGCTCGAACCCGCCATCCTTTCCGCGCTCGGCATCGTCACCGCCTTCGGCGTCGGCGTGACCCCGGCGACGCTTACGGCGGTGCAGAAATGGGGCGCAGAGGCACAAACTGATTTGCGCGAGGTCGCGAACCTGATCAACTCTTACAACTCTGCGGACGCCACGGAGCAGCCGGGAATCCTAGGGCGCATCCAGAACATCCTAGAGACGATCACCGACAACCTCAATACGATCCTACCCGACCTGCACATCGCCGACCCGGTGACACAGGGGCGCATTTTCGCTGTCATCGGAGCTATCGACTCAGAGATCATCGCCTTAGAGAAGCTTGTACCGATCCTGCAAGGTAAGACGACGACGCACGCGCAGCTCCGCGTCGCCGTGCATGCCGTAAAGAGCGCCGACGAGTTCGAGAAAGAGTTTAACGTTATCGCCGGAAGTTTCGGCGATCAGTACCGTATCAACCGGGCGAAGACTCTGCCCAAGCCGGGCCACGACCCCCGGGGCGATTGGCACGACGAGTTTCACCCTAAGGCTACCGCTAAGCCCGTTGAACAGGGTTTAGCGGGTGAGTCTGCCTTTGCCGATGCACACAGTCATGCTGCGTTCGCCGCACACGAACCTGCTGCAACCGGGCAAGCTCCAAAGCGTCCACCGAAACCCGTCGGCCCAGTAGTCCCCGGGCCGCGTTAAACCACAGTACGGGCCGCTATGGGGTTTTCCTTAGTTGGAAAACCCCTCTTATACCCCCCCTCGAGTAGCGCTAGTCTACGCTTGGACAGCTGTCCAGTCGCTGGCCTACCCCTACCTGTAACGCCTAGCTAGCCTTCTAAACCTGAAAGGACCCCTCTATGCCTCCCGTTTTACCCGTTAGTCCTGCTGGACGTCGTTATGGCCGCTCCGCACCGCCACCCTTACCCTTGCACCGTATGCTCCGCCGCGTGGTGCCCAACCTCCCGCCCGCCGTTGATCTTCGCCCGAACGCCGGGCCCGTGAAGAACCAGGGCGACGAGGGCAGCTGCACCGCCCACGCCGGGACCAGCGCCGTGGAATGGATCTTTCGCCGCTACCTGCACACCGAGCCCGTCTTGTCCCCGCAGTACGTCTACGCGCAGGAGTTGATCAGGCAGGGTAGTTTCCCTGAAGGCTATGCGGCGGACGACGCCGGATCGGACGGGACTACACTTTGCGAGACGCTGATCTTCAAGGGCAGTTGTCCGGAAGCGAGCTACCCGTACGTTGCGGGTCGGATCGCGCGGCCCACTTCGACGCAAGAAGCGGCGGCGAAACACTACGGTATGGGCGCGTACCACGGCGTCGCCGGAAGTGCCGTGGCACAGAGTGTGCTGGGTGATTCGACGCCTTGGCCCGTGGAGGTTGGCTTTACCGTGTACGCTTCCTTCGAGTCCGATGCCGTGGCCAATTCGGGCGTCGTTCCGCTACCGCAGCGGGGCGAGCGGGTGCTGGGCGGGCATGAGGTACTCTGCCTGGGGTACGATGTTGGTCGGATGCCAACTATTCGACCGCAGAACTGCCCGGCTGCCTTTCTGATCCAGAACTCCTGGGGCAACGGATGGGGCCTCGGGGGGTTCTGCTGGATGCCCGTGGCGTACTTCGACGCGCCGGATACGGACCTTAAGATTGTGCACTCGGGGCACCCCTGGATTTAACCGCCAGTCCATACATCGACAAGTAGGCTCTTCGCTGAGTCCCACGCTGCCGCCAGGACCTCACCGATATTGGTGAGGTCTTTTCGCGTGCAGCCGTGCAAGGCGTCGGCGTTGTTTTCTTCTTGCGCGTCGAAATGCCAGTCCGAGCAGCCGTCGCACTTTACCGTGCCGTGCGCAAACACAGCAGCTTGCACTATGTTCTCCGTAACATTTACACCATTACCGTAGCGATCCAAATAGACGGGTGCACTTTCTGGCGGCAATGTACTGCCCCAAATGCGGTAAATTCGGAAGTCCACCGAAAGCTCGCGCCTCGCTATAATAAACGCAAATTCGATCTTCTCTACTGTATGCTGTATGTAATTGGGATTATCGCTTCTCGTATCGAACCTCCGTCAGCAACACCTGCTCCTGGCAGCCAACACAAAAAGCTCGGATTGGCTCTTCCAGTGTAACCCGTGGCATCAGCGCGAGATTGCCCAAGCCACAGGCGGCGCAGACGGGGAAGTAGTTAAATTTGTCGGTCATTTTAATTTCCTTTGCGTTCCGTTCCGCTCGCTGAGTGGTTGTGCTGGTCTAAGGGTGCACCGTAACCCTTCACGGTGATCAGCCGCTACTCTTGGGAACTTGCCGTTCCTCCAGCTACCCTTTGCGCGGGTGCGCGCGAGCGGGACGCAACGCAAAGCGTCGCGCAAATTCTACTTCTTTACTGGCTCTGACGGCGGCTGCTTCACACTGGCAATCTTTGTTGTTGGGTCATAAACAATAGTCGCGCCCTTGGGTAATTTGGCGTCGGCAGCCTCTTTCGCGAGCAGAGCGTTATAGTCGTCCACGGTTTTTTGGAATGCCTTGGTTGCAGTTTGGCAGTCGGGGGAGGCAGCGATGACCGCCGCTTGTACGCGCTGCACTTCCGCCGAAGCCAGCATGGCGTCTTTATAGGCGTTCTGGATGCGTAGCTGCACGACCTCGGGCAATGTTAGTGTTGTTATGGCAGTCTCGGCGAATACGAAGCCTACTACAGCTAAGCACAGTAAAGCTTCTAACATGTAAGACCCGATTCGGTCTACTATTTTCATTTTAATTCTCCGTTTTCGTAATTGATTCTCAACAGCCCGTCGTCCTCCGCACTTACGAGGACGGAAACGAGCTTCCCGCCCTCGTCGCGGTCCACGTGGAGCACGTCGAACCTTACGCCGCCCAGGTTGCGGGCGGCGATTTGGTACTGCCCACCGCCCATGCCTGTCAGCGGCCCACCCAGCGCCGTGACCGCCGCCAGCGTTCTTCCGCACCGCTCGTCCATCGCGCCGCAGAGCCCGAGAAATTCTCTTATCGAAAGCAGCTCGGTTATGGCCCGCTGGGAAAGCGGCTCGGGGCTGAGCATATTTCTTCGAGCGCCCATCCTATCGCCTCCAATTCCTGCACATTCTCGGACGTAAGCTCGCCCGGCTGAGCTAGTATACGCTGCGCGAACGTTAACATACAGTCTTCCCAACGCTGTCGATAAAATACAAAGTAGTACATTTTAACGGGTTAGTGCATTCCGGTATGCCATTGTCAACCGCTTCGCCGTACGGACCTCTTCCAGCGTCGTATAGCCCAGTAAGAGCAAGAAGATATCCTGTTGCGCCTGCGTCGGGCAGTTTTCCTTACAGTACGCGTACCATCCCGCTCGGCTTCGCGCCGGGGGAAGTTGTCCGTACAGTTTACCACCGGGCGCGTAAAGTGATTCTAATTTCTCAATGTAGTGGATCGCTTTATCCGTATCCTGCAATGGGTTCTTCGCGCGAGCTAGATACTTTGTAGCACAGCCGACCAGGTACCCGGGACCTATCGTGTCGATCATAAGATCCCAATGTTGGTATGTACCTCCGCCGTAATGCATGCCTCCGACCTGTCTACGGTTAGGATCCTTTACTCGTAAATCTTCTTTCAATTCTTTCATTGCCGTCTGTCCTCCGTTCAATAATCGGTGAAGCTCGACCGTCCAATCCATTACCCCAATCATTGGGCCTAGGTCGTTGCCGACCTTTTTATGCGCCCCACAGCGCTCGCCCCGGTCTACGCGCAGACAAATATCGATTAAGTGCACGGCGTGGAGAACTTCGTCCAGCCTACGATCCGGCGGGCGCAACGAGTTTCATATTTCTTAGCTCCCGGCGTTCGATCCATTCTTTACAGGCCGCGTACCAGTCCCGATAAGCCGTTTGCATAGGTTCTAGTGCTGCGAGCCCCGTTCCTCGCTTTTCTTTCCGTTCCGTCCACGCCGCGTACATCGGCAGTGCGCACTGTGTAAAAAATTGATCAGTGAATTTTGACCAATCTAGTTTGCCTGAAGCGTTAGAATCACACAGCCGGAAAAAATTACTCAGTTCTTCGTCCCACTCATCAACATTGTCAATGTTAATTACGCGCGACGGCGGAATACCGTCTTCATAGCGATTTGAGGTTTCCACGTCCTGCGCCAATTGCCAAAGTGCCCAGTCCGGGCCATCGGAATGCGCTTCGAAGTCGCGCGTGTACAAGTGGTAATTGTTCGAGAATTGTCGATATGTACCGATCGCATAGCCCGCCCGGGCGGCGACGTACTCTTGCAGGATCGACATGTGTACGGCGTTGGCTCCGTACGCGCCGAGGATAATATCGTTGGAGCGGCAGCATACGGTCATATCCAACGTACCACCATCCTGCACGAGAAAATAGACGTGTGTGTTGCAGGGTACATCTTTTCCACCGCCGATTGCTTTGTACAGATCGTTATACTGCCCGGCTTCCTGCGTTGCATCCCACATCTGCAATATACAACGTCGACTTTCCGGGTTATTCTTCAGCTCATTCGCAATGGGGATAAGTTGATCGAAGCCCATTCCCACGCGCCAGCGGTCGCCGTATGCACCGTGCACGGTAACACCGTCGTCCGAGTAAGCTCCGAACTTGGAGTTAAAGTACAAGGGCCAGGCTAAGTCGTTCCGCCCGGCGAGCATCCAGAGCGCTTCCATTAAATGGAAAAAGGGGTTAGCATCTCGCCGTGGCGAAAACAGCACTCGTTCCTGAGGCTTGCGGTAAACGGTAAGGACTGGCTCTGGTGCAACCAACACCGGGCCGTTGCGAGAAGTTTGTGTGATGCCGGACGTACGAAGGTACATGATACCGTCGGCAAGAGCTGCGTTCACGTTACGACACTTTAATTCCATATTTTCCTTTCATTCGTTCTTGCTTTGTCATATCCCACTTCCTCGATAAAGTTGTTTCGGTCGACCTTCGCCCGTGCGAGCGCGTTCATACTTGTCGAACTCGCAACATGCGTTCTGGGTATTTTGTGCACACATACGTGGCATCCCTACTTTTTGTAAAAGCGGGGCCAACTCCGATTGTAATTTTTGCAACGTAGAAAGCCAATGATTTACCTGCCCGTCTTTCCAGGGATGTTCTGTAGGATATCCGCACACTCGATTCAGACCCCGCATGCTACCCGGCCCGGGCGCAGCCCACGTCCACCAGTCTTTGGCTCGGTTAAGCGGTGCTACGTACTTAAGATCCGCGATTACTTGCGCGGCCATAAAGCTACCCATGCCGTAATATTGGGAAAGTACACTGTGTATATCGGCGAGCGTAGGCGGGGGAATAGTGCCGAGTGTTTCATTGTTAATTACGGCCCAAATATCTTTTCTTGCTTTCCACATCGGCGCCAACACGGCATTAAGTACATAGTCGATTTTATCGCCCGGGTCCGAGCGGACCATATACGCCGCGTTAAAGACGGGCGGGGTTAGCTTCTTAAGTCGCTTTCGGAGCTCCGCTGGGCGGTAGGGTACCGGATATCCAAGCGTCGCGAGCGTCGCCGGTAAGTTGAAGAAGCGAGCCACTGTTAATGCGAACCACAGATCGGGGTCCGTCGCGTGCGGCGTACGCCAGTGTTCCCGAATCCAGATTGTTACCTTGTCAAGCTCCCTGTAAACATTGCAAAAACGGAACTTCTGTAAAATTGGGTCTTCCGTCCAGGGCGCGGGTTCACCACGCTCCCGACAGACCCAGATAGCGTGGCGGACTTTAATAAATTGAAAGAATTCCGTCGTTCTCACGCTTTAGCGCCTTTCCACTGCTGAGATAGGCTTTTTTCCATTGCACAACTACGTCCGTCCGCGTTGCGCCGCCCCACGCTGTTTTGGTGGTCTTCTGTACAGCTTTAACGAAGCCGGGGTGCAGTCGGGCCAAGCGCCGAGCCGTCTCGGCCTGTACCTTAAGCGTACGGTAACCGCTACAGCCGCCGATAGTGTTGCTACCGCGTTGTCCGTGGGCCCACAGGTGGAGCACCTTATTGGGGTGCCCCAGCCGTAGCAGCTGCAATGTCATGTCGAAGTCTTCCATGGGTGGGTTACGGTCGAAACGAGCAGCACTCCCGCGCAGTGTGCTCATGTGGTAGGCCAATACGCGACACATGCGCATACAGTATCCGTCCTCCAACATGCGGTTACCGCCTTCGCGGGGACAGACGCCGACGTGGGGGATTCGAGCAGATAGTGTCCGCTCGATAGTTTCTAGCATTTCGCCGACGTCGGTAGTGCTCGCGGCTAAAAAGTGCGCAGGTTCGTCGGAGCGGCGGACTAATAGCTCGAGATCGTCGTCGAGCATACAGATCTTAGGCCCTTGCGCTTGTTCCACTATCCATTGTCGCTTCATACCGATGCGTTGCACGCGCTCCGGAACGGCTTTTACCGTAACCCAGGGCGGTACCGTTTCCACGTACGCCCGGCGCTCGTGGGCGTAGACGACGACCGTGGTAACCCGTTGCCAGGGTTCCGGCAGTGCGAAGATAGTGGTCTGCAGCGCCGCGCGGCCCGTGCTCGGAATAAAGAGTTCGAGCGAGTTTTTCACTTTTGCTCCAAGGCTTGATACTTACTCACGTTAATGATGTCAGCAACCGTAGCTTTCTCTTTCTTCAACATTGTTGCCAGCTTAAGAATGTTGCGTACAGAACGCCCGCTGATGTTGGGAAGCTCTTTTACTAGCTGTGCAATTTCTTTCGTTTTCAACTCCACACGATATTGCCGGCACAGCACGCTCCAGATTGTAGCGAGAAGCTCGGCGGAGGGTAGTTGGTATTGAATCCAGGCTGTGGCTCGCGAGAGAATGGCATCGTCAACGATATTCCCGCGATTGCTAGTCATAAACAGAACGCCCCGGTAGTATTCGAGCAGCCGCAAGAACACACCCACAATTGCGTTTTGGGTTATGTCCTCGCCCCGGTTACGGATGTAAACGTCGGATTCGTCAATGAGTAGGACTGCGCCCCATCGTGACGCCCGCTGGAGAATCTCTTGTAGGTTGCTTTCGATGGTGTCGACGCTAAGACCTAGCTGGGAACACTGCACGTTGTAGAGCGGCTTCTCAATGTACTCCGAGAACACTTCTGCGGTAAGCGTCTTACCCGTGCCGGGCGCTCCCGTAGCCAAGACGATTACACCGCTCATTTTGCCGCGTACAATGTCTTCGATGGAGTGCCCGCTGGAACTGATGAGAATTTGTAGTAGGTCTTTCTGCTCTTGCGGTAAGATCAACTTTTGTAATAGCGTTTTATCCCAATCGTACGGTTGTAGGTTAGCGGCGTGCAGGTTAATCCAGCTATGAGTGTCCAGATCGAAGCAGTACAAATAAGGATGCAGCGGGAGCATAACTTCGAGTTTCGGCTTCTCCGGCTCGTCTGGATCGTCTTCATCCTCGTCTTCATCCTCGTCTTCATCGAGTTCAATGCCCCGCGCGGTTAGGCCGTTACGGTCGGGTACGTCTTCCCAGAAATTAACTGTGTAGAAGCGGGGCTCGTCATCACCCTTATTGTCTTCAAGCTCCTCGGTTCGCGGGTCAAGAACTACTTTTGTCGCCTGACCGTTACGGACCATTTCCACCTGGCTGTAACGAGATTGCCAACGGCTAAGTTGTATACCGAAGCCCACTCCGATAGCCAATGCCTGGACGCCACAAGCATTCTGGTAAACTCCATAGGTTTCCAACGACGCCGTGTATTCTGCTACAGCAGCGGGCGTTTCATGACTAAGTCCGAGCTGCTCGAAAATCTTAGGAACTGTAGTCGGCGTAAACGCGTCCTCATCAATGCTCGCGCTTTCGCTTTCTCGAGAGCCGTTCTTGTAACCAAGAAAATCTATTTTCACGTAGGCCGGGTAGACATACCCTCCACGTTCGCGGCGGCGCTTAAAGTACTTAATATCCGTAACTAGATAGGGGAGCAGGATGTGGTCGCTATTCTCTCGGAAAATCCAACGATGCGGTGCAGATTCTTCCAGGTAACGTTGAATGGCAATGGGAAGCATTTGTAGGTTCTTAACCTTTGTCGCGGAACTAACCTTGCCTTCGAACAATTCGAAGTAAGCGCGTAAGCGACCCTTTACCCATTTATTATGCCGATCGGTCGGTGCCTCCGCTAGCCGGGCGTCGATTACGGCGGCTAGCGTCTTAAGCTCCCCGGGCGCGAAGACGGTAGTGGCCAGCGTGGTCCGCGAGTCCTCGTTCTTATAGCGAATAGCTTCGCGGATTTTCTCGTTCTTGTTGCCAGTCCGCTTTAACAGTTCGGTAAGCTCGCGGACTTTTATTTGGAATTCCACAAACGTCTCCAGTGTTAAAATCCCTCCGGTCGTAAGACCGGAGGGCCTACAGCTTTTTACCGGGAGGACCTGCTTACTTGACTTCGACGTGACCGTGCGTAACGTCGTAAGCCAGGTCGCGGCTGCTGCCCCCGGCTGCCAGGAAAGACTCCACCGTCTTGTTCTTGCCGTAGAGCTCGAAACGCTCACTGGCGGCGCTCCCTTCGCGCTTGGGGTTCTTGTCGGCGAGAACTTTGATCTTCATTTCGGGACCGAACTGCCCGGCGCGTCCGCGCTTACCTTTGGCTTCTCCGTTCGCTTTCGTCTTCTTTGCTGCCTTTTTCTTGGTTGCCATATCGATACCCTCCTCGGGTGTCCTGCTGTTTAGATTTGTACTACGTGACCTTTGTACTCCATCATTCGCAGATTGTAAAGAGAAATCTTTTGTTCCTTCCAAAACAGTGACTTCCGTCAGCAAAGACCAGTTTACGCGCGTCCGGCGAGCGGCAGTAAAGTCTACGGCAGCCCCACTGCGAGCGTCCTTAAACTGACGGCGGCTGGGCGGACTGTCAAGCTCGACTAGCGCCCCACCTGCTGTGCAATAGACCAGATAACCCGCAAGACTGTGACCTCCATCATTGCCCATCTTTGGCATATCGCAGCGGAACCGCTGCCCGGGCTTTAGGGCATTAATTGGCCCTACGGAGCCCAGCGGAGCCTTAGGGCGGCGGTGCTCCTCGTAGCACGCCTCGCTACAGAAGTCACCGTCGATACCCTGTATCTTATAGCCCGGCTTACCGCAGGGACAGACGGGCGCGGCGGCGGCTTTCTGCTCGTCGAGCGGGGGAGGGCCGCTTACGACGGCGTTGGGTTTATTGCCACGGACAAGCCCAGCGAGGACGCGTCCAGCCCGGGCGCTGGGGACTTTCACTTTCCGCTTCTTCAACTTAATTCCTGCCATGTCGAGCTCCTTTATTGTAAGTCTAGTTTTTACAGCACCCGCGCCGCCTTGATCGCCGTTACCGCCAGGTAAAGCGCCGTCCATCCCATTGCCGCCATCGCAATGATGATGGTTGCCCCCAGGAGCCAGTCGAGCCGCCGCCTCAGCCGCGAACGTTCCAGTAGGATGGTGTCGTACCGCCACTCCCGCCGCTCCACCGCCGCGTCCTTGACTTCCACGGAGGAATCCCAGTGGATCGTCATAGGCCCATCCTACTAGCACACTCTGGACCGATTCCGGCGGCGATGGACTCCGGTACGGTTAAGGGCCTGCCGCAGCGTCCGCAACGCCCTTCGTGCCAGACCTCCAGCGAGTCTGGTAGGACGCCGAGCGCCAACTTCTCCACCGCCCAAGAAACAGCCTTAACTGGAGCTGAGTCGCGGGTCATCTTGGACTTCTTCGTCAGCCGGAACGTCGGGCGGTTTGTACCCGCTTGTTCCACTAGTCCGATATAGGAGTAGTCGTCCATGTTCTCTGGCCCGGTCAGCAGCGAAACAAAGTAGCGCCGCAGGTCTGTTCGTTCGTCGGCCCACAACCCCGCCTGCTCCGCTGTCTTCTTGGCCAGCGCGACGCGGTAGGTATAGCGCGTCCCGGTTGCTCGGCTGCGTAGCGTAACATAGGCGTTTCCGGCGAGGATATACGTCAAGGCCGCTACCGGATCAGTGAAAAGGTTGCCGTTTACCACACCTAGCTGATATGCGGTAATCGCGCCGCTATTTTTCGGCACCATGCGGGCGACCGTGGCGGTGAGGCTGTCGATGAGGTTGCCCTGGTACTGTTGGTTATCCACGGGTCACCCTATCTTTCATACGCTGCACAACGAGTTTACCGATTTGGCGTATTTCGTTGTGCAAATTGGGATTGAGTTTTTCTTGTTTAACTTCAGTATGCACCTGGATCACGTCGCCGACGAGAATCTGCTGGAATTCGAGGGAGGCGAGCGCGTTCACGGGAAGCCCGATTAAGCGGCCCTCCTCGTTGCAGTACGCAAACGGGCGGGTGTGCGGAACGTGCTCAATGGTACCGCCGACCGCATCCTGCAATTCTCGGAGGGAAAATTTCTTGCCGTCCGCCGGACGGACCTCGCGCACGATACGGTCGCTTTGCCAGATGGTCGCTACTTGTGTTTTTGCCATTTTTCCTTGCTCCTCGTTAGCGGACGTCTTTAAGGACCGCCATAACAACATCAGTATAACCGATCCGTTACGGTTTGTAAAGCATTTATTTTTATGCGGTTTTGCGGCCTTTTTGTCGGTTTTTCGCGTATTCACGCAGCGCCGCTAAAAATGCCTGCTGGGTTTTGTCCTTGCTACGGAGCGCCCGTAAACGGGCTTCGTCGGTAGTGCCGTTGACTACAATAAGATGTGAGAATATACGGTCATGCTTCGAGCCCTGTCGCGCCAGCCGCCCGTTCAGCTGCTGGAAAACTTCCAGGTCGAAGGTGAGCGAGTGCCAAATTACGTCCTGCGCCGATCCGCGTTGCAGGTTCAACCCCCGGCTTACGCTGGTAGCCTGCACCAGCATTACCGGGAACTCGTCCCGGTTCCACGCGTCGCAAAGCCGCTCACTTTCCTTAAGCGAAACTCCGCCGCCGATAAAGGGCGCTCGCGGGAAGCGCTTACGTAGGCGGTCCAAGTCGTGTAGGAAGTCGTAGACGACGAGCGCGGGCGAGCCGTTTAGCTCCTCGACGAGCTCCTCGACGGCGTCGGTCTTCGCTTCGTGCAAGTTTTCCCACGTACGCTTTAAAGTTTTGAATGTATTCGCAGAGGATTGCCCCAAGCTAAGATTGGTAAAATCAATTCCGCCAGGACCTACCATGTGATACAATCCGCCGTTGGCAATTTGTGCACACTTCATATGGGCCGCGCCCGAGTTCGCGGCCACGACGAAGCGTTGATTATTCAACTCAACCAACATTTCTTCTTCCATCTTATTGTACAACTTCCGTGCCGCCGGGGGCAGGTCCACGCGCACGACGTTGGGCTCTACGGGGATTTCCCGGTAGTCGCCGGCATCGAGTTGAAAAATGTAAGGTGCAATTTTCTCTTGAATCCGCTTATCCGCTCCGGCCTGCAAGCGCCACTCCCAGTCGTTGATGGGCACGAAGTACTCCTGCCGGAAGCGGGTGACGTACTTCCCGAGCGCCAGCCCCAGGTCGATCAGGTAAATCTGCGGGAAGAGGTTCATGTAGCCGTTCGGGTTGGGCGTCCCCGTCATGATCCAGCGGCGCTGGAAGGAGGGCAGGACCTTGGACACCATCTTGAAGCGCTTCGTGTTCCTGTTTTTGAACAGGGTGCTTTCGTCCACGATGAACGTGTCGATTACCATGCATCTAAAGCGCTTGAATTTACCATCTTCAAAAAGCCACTTTAGACCTTCCGCGTTAATGACGTAGATATCCGCGTCCTGCATAGCCAGCGCGTCCTTGTCTTCGCCGTGCAGCATCACCACGCGAAGCTCTTTAACGCGCTCCCACTCCGTTCCCGCCCACTCCGCGGCCTCGCGCGGCCACACCTGCCGCATCACGCGCGGCGGGGCGACGACCAGGGCGCGGCGGAAGAGCCCGGCGTCCTTCAGCGCCAGCAGCGCCCGCAGCACGACCGCCGTCTTCCCGCTGCCGATGGCGGCAAAGATGCCCGCGCCGCCGTGGCCCACTAGCCACTCAACGCCGCGCTTTTGGTACTTGTGTGGTTTTCGCGGTGAGGACTGCGGAGCCGTTTTTAAGACGGCGGATTTGCGAGTTCTCGTAGCGCTCGCGGATACATTCTTCGATAAACGCAACGGCTTTTTCTTTTGTGTCTGCGACGGTAACGTCATATCCTAGCTCCAATAAGATTCCGATTCGGTGTAATTGCAAAGGGGAGGGCTCCGCGCCCGAGCGCTTAAACTCGATTAGCGCCGGGCGTAGCGGAAGCCAGAAGATGTAGTCGGGGTAGCCGTTGTCGGTGTTCAACTTGGAACACTCCACCCCGCGCTCCCGCGCCCACGTGGTCACCGATTTCTGCACATCACGTTCCAACTTTTTCACTTCAAGCGTACCAAATCCATAGAGTTATGCGCCGTCAGCAACACTTTATTTTTACGGGCCAGCCAATGCGGCGTGTTCTCATCGACTAGATTAAAGGTGTGGAACTTATCGCAACTATACGCGATCGTTATTTGTTTGCCTTTTGAAGTTTTCATTAGCAAGTAAACCAATACGCGCATAAATTTGTATTTTATTCTTCTTTTCATCGTACCCTCGTGAAGTCCATAATCAATTTGCGGTAGAGAACCCCAGACTGCGAAAATATTTCTTGCATTAGCGAGGCACATTCCGCGCAGCGGAAAGCCTTTTCGAAGCCTGTTTCAATTCTCGTTTCTACCTGTATTTCACAATTCTTGCAGAACCAATGCTGTCTGTAGATTTTCACTTCTTTCGCTCCACAATTTTCCTTACCAATTCCCGTTGTGTCAGCTCTACGGCTCCCGCCCGTACCGCCAGCACGCGCTTACTAAGACAGACGTCGAAGTGCTCCCGGTGCGTTCCCCGCCATTGTAGCCACTTCTCCGCGACGCCGATCGACCGGGCCATCGTTACCAGTTCCTCGTGCGAATCGGCGATCATGTGGCACATGAACATTCTTCCGTAAATCGCACGCATATCGTCCACGTACACGCTCATTTTTCTTTTTCCGGGTCGATGCCAGTATTCAGATATTCGGCGTAATCTTTTAACCGCTTCCGCGCCCGCCCCTCCGTGGGATAGGGACCTTGCCGATCCGCCCAGGTTTCATCCCAAAACCACCAGCCTTCCGCGTCGTTGTGGATAGTATCGCTCACTCGTAATGCTCCGTTACCTCAAACCACGCGGCCCGCTCGCCTTCCTGCATCGAAGCAGCCATCCGTAAAAGCCATGGCACATTGGGAAGTGCCGTCGTGGTATTAATCTGTCGATCCGGAACAATCTTGATTTCTTCCGTTTCCATCGTCTGTAGTTGTGCCAACAGTTGCGCTGTTTGCCAGGTATAGAAAAAGTAGACTGCCGACGCGCCCATACCCGGAGGCGAACAATGCAACAGACAAAAGTATTCCCACGAATCTATGTGCAGACTAGTTTCTTCATAAAACTCACGGACTATCGCCTGTCGGGGCGACTCGTCGGCTTCGATCTTACCACCAATACCGTTCAGCCTTCCCGCTAAAGCGGGAGGCTTATTTTTGTGCACTAGTGCGACCAGCCCATCGTGGGTCATCATAAACCCTGCGACATAACGTGTCAACGTAGATGTGGGCTCAACGGGTGGGCGCTGTTCGGGCAGAGGACAGGATAGCAGCCCTGAGAGTTCATGCATAGTTCCAAACTCTCCACACAGTGCATAGCCACATAAAGTGCAGAATCGCTTACTCATTTTTCTATCCTTCGCCTTTCGACGGTAACTGTTTTTGCAGTTAACGCACTTCCACAGTGCCTACAATAGTGACTTCCCGGATCGACGCAACCGTTCGGGCAGACAAGCGCTGTGAGGCTCTCTGCATTGTTGTGCAACATAGCGATCGCTTCCGCCTGCTCGGCGGCAGCTTCTCGGCCTTCACCGATAGCAATGGCTACGATACGTTGACCTTCGTAGATCGTATTCCCTTTTACATACCAGTCTACCACAATATTTCTCCTTTCTATCCGTGTTCGCACGGTCCTTCGGCTAGTTGTGGTCCACTCGGGCAGATGCAATTCCCCCGCCCGCATACGGTGCAGTGGGGCGTGTGGCGGAAGAAGCACCACTGACAGTTCTCCGCCGTCGGGCGCGGGGCAAAGGTCGTATCCGAGAGCAGGGCCCGGGTCCGCTTGGCCCAATATTCACGCAACTTCTCGAAATCTTTCGCCTGCCACGTATCATGGCGCTCCAAGCCGGGTTCTAAATACCAATGTGCCGCTGTTACCGAGCGCAGGTCGGGGTACAGCAAGAACATACCTAGCGCGTACAGCGAGCGCTGCTCGCCATGCTCCGAATACTCACGCCCGGTCTTATAGTCGATAATAAAGCCGTCGCTGCTTCGCAGCTTACCCTTCTTCTCGACGACGATATAGTGAAAGTCCGTTTTGATGCGGAGCCAGCAGCCCGCCCAGTCGTCCCAGCGCGTAAGCGACCAGTCAGACTTAAAGCCCCACGACTGTTCCCCCTTACCTTTTGTAAGCCGTAACTCTGTGAACTCCTCTTCGAAGGTGGAGAGCTCGGTGGGTATGGGAGCGCCTTTCTTATTGACGGCCAGCAGTTCAGCATGGTAATTTTTATTATCCCGGTCCAGCGGAGGCACTTCACGTGTAACCCACACTTGCGCTAGGGCGTGCACGCGGTTACCCTTAGCGTAAGCGGCGCTGCCCGGCTCCCGGCGCTTCTCAACGTGCTTAAATTTAGCCAGCTGGGGGCACTTCTCGTAATCCTGGTAGCGGCTGTACGACCAGGAAGAAATTTGAACGAGCCTCGGTCTAGGCATTCTTCTCCTTAGGATCTATGAATTTAGAAAACTTACGGAAAAATGTTTGCACTTGGAATAAGCTGGTTACAGGCGTTCCGTCCATAAGTTGTAGCTTGGGTAGTGCGGCAGCGACCGTATCAAAGGCAGTATGAGCGTCGAGTACACGTTCGCCGTTGCACTTTACCGATAGCAGCTGTGCCAATTCTAAGGGCGTAATCCGCGATTTGGGCGGAGGCGCATGCTTATAAAAGCCGCGTTGAATATACAGCGGTACATCATTGCTGCCTACATTACTCATGGTGCCCCCGTTAATAAATCGCGTTGCGCCTTCCACGCCGTCCACAGTGCCAAGGGCTCTTCGGGCTTATCGTAGGCCGCCAGTGCACCCCAATTCTTTCCCAACTTCCCGTCTGTTAGCATGGGTACGTCGACTTCGACCGACTCCATACACTCTCTAAGCACGGCCATTTCTCGGGCAACGAAGTCCTTTACCGCTCGCGCCGTTAGACCCTTCATAGAGGGCGTGGAGACGTTAATCTCATCGTACACAGCGACTAAGAATCGTCCTTCGCGCCGGGGGTGCTCGTCGTAGCGGATCATCGCTTCTTTTGTCACGTCGGCAGAAGAGCCCTGCACCAGATAGTTTAGGAGCTTGTACAGGTAGTCCATCACATAGCCGAATTTCTTGTTGAAGCCCGGCTCTTCGGCAAAGTACTCGCGTCCGCCCCACGTACGTATGGCTTCGCCCGCTGCGCCGCGAGCCTTTACGCGGGCCGCGAGACCGTTAATAGGGTGGTCCACGCCGGGCATTAAAGCTGCCTTTGCGGCTAGGATCAACTTTGTCATTGTCATATCAATATGCAAGTCTACGGATAGCCCCGTCGCACCTTTTCCGTAGATAGAACTAAAATCTACGATCTTCGTACGATCGCGACCCAGCGCAATGGTAGTAATTTCCTCAATACCAATTTCCATCGTACTGTGAATGTCGAAACGCGGCTCTAAATTGTACCGTTCGCACAGTGGTCCACCTTCGAAGTGTGCCAACATGCGTAGCTCTTGTTGATTGAAATCACGATGTAACCACAATCCGTCTTTATCTGGTAATAAGTAAGTGCGCATCAAGGGTAGCTCGGGCAATGCCGCGAGATGGGCAGGATGATAATATCCGTCGTTCTTGTTGTTCGTGAAATTCTTGCTTACGTTAAACAGGTTCGGATCGTCGCACGACGGGCGTCCGGTGCGGGTGCCGCTAAAATCTCCGTCGGTAGACTGTTGGCGAACCTGGTTCCAGTTAGGCTTAATGTACCCGCCATTTAAGGATGCAGTTTCGATCCAGCTGCGTAGGAACATCTTCAGTACCGTGCCCATCCGTACCCAGTATCCGTACTCTTGCCCGAATTTCGGATCGCGGAACTTATCGATAGTCATAGTTTTCTTTGAAACGCTGCGTTGCGGCGGGGTGTTTTTACCGCCCGCCGTCCACGTCCAATCGGTTACCATGCCCGCTTTGTTCAACGCCTCGCCCAGATCGCGCTTCGATTCAAAGTTCAGGTCCGGCTGCTTAAGCCGTTTCCGAAGGTAAGTGGCCACGCGCTCTCGAGCGGCCTCGAAGAGCGGTAGATCGCGCTCCATACCTTTAAGGTCCGCGCGTACGCCCGTCCGCTCGGCTTCGAGTAGGAGCGGCATTAGGCGGCGCTCGCGGTCGTAGGCCGGACGCATGCCCCGGTCGCAGATTTCCCTGTGCAGCTTGTTAAACAGACCCTTTTCACGGCGCAAATCGCCGATGGCGTACCGGCCCGCCAGGTCGCCCGGAGCCATACAGATATATTCGCCCCACGTAGAAGGCTTCTTATGGGCTTCAGGGATGTGCTCCAGTATCCACTCTTTTAAGCGGTCGCGTTCTTCCGGCTTCATTCCCAGGATGCGTTCGGCGCTAGGCTTTAGTTCCAAGCTTTCGGCGTGAGGGTCTTGTAGGAAGAGGAGGTACATTGTGTCATGAGCGCGGTGCCAGGGCAGTGGCTTCATCAGCATATGCACCTGGCTAACTTCCTCTTCGAACTTCCCATAGTGCGCTACCAGCGGCAGACCGCTTTCGTAAGCGCGGCGGAGATCGTTGTGTGCCTCGCTCCACGTCGAGTTGTTATTCGTGGGGTGTCCCCAGGAGTGGTAGCGCGGCATCTGTCCAGGGAATTCGATGGCCAGCCCGACGGGCTCGGGAGGGTAAACGGGCCTGCGCCGTATGGCTTTTGTTTCGTAATCGTAAATGATAAAATCTTTTATCAAAGCTATTCCATTCTTCGCGATTCAGCGCGAGCTCTCACAGCTTCAGCGGTTAGTTCTCGCATGTATTCTTCGTTGTCGAGATAGCACTCGTACTGGTCTGGATCACAGATAGGGCAGAAGCGAAACCAGTAGTTCGAGCTAATGCCGCCCGCCGCTGTGTCAGGAATTACATCGTGAATAAGCGCTATACCATGTTCTGTGCATTGCCCGTGCCACCAGCGATAAAGGAAAACCCATATTTTTCTCATTGTTGCACCTTTGCTAGGCATTCGTACGCATGACACTTCCAACATTGATAGCACATGTACGCCATATGAGTCATACAAAACGCGATGCGCCCTTGCCAAAGTTTTCTATCTGAACCTAAGTGCGGACAGTAGCGATAGGGAATGGGGTCAGTCGGCTTGGCTTGCGCCGCAAAATCTGCGTATTTTGGCAGTTGGTATAGCTCTAAATTCCAAAATACAGAAGTCATTTCGTATGCTCCTGTCTCCAGTGCTCTCGATACCGCGCCTGTCCGGTTTCGCCTTGGAACGTGGCGATGCAGCGCGGGCAGTAAATCCGCTCCGCGTTGGTACGCTTAACGGGCGGGGTAAGCGCTCTTCGCCCGGGCGGGGGCACGATCTTGGGGTTGTTCTGCAACAACTTATACTCCGTCTGCGATCATTCTCGATATTGTGTTCTGAGCCTCTTCTAGCGTCTTCTCGGCACTACGCAGTCGCTGCATTACGGCCAACAGCGACGCGGCCTGTCGCCGGGCGTCATCCAGGGCGTTATGTGCTACGCCCGTCGCGGCTTCCAGTGGCAGCGGCATGTTGAACAACTTTCGCATCGTGCGGAAGCAGACGTCGTCCCTGTAGCTCCACGGACACTTTATATCACAAGCCGCGTAGGCGTTGCGCAGTATGACGTTATCGAACGTAGCTCCGTTACCCCACAGGCCGCTGACGATTTCCCCCTGTAAGAAGTTGCCGAAGTCCGCCAGCGCCAAGTCCAGCGGCACGGCGCGGGGGTCGCTGAAGACCTTCTGCGCCAGTGGGTTCTGCCGCATCCACCACACGATCGTGTCCGCGTCGATGTGCAGCCCGAAGTTCTGCGAGGAGGAAG